ACGCTTATGAGTGTGGAACTTCCGACTTGGTTTAACAACAAGTTTGGATGGTTCTTTAAAAACGGAAACAAATGAGCGAGCCAAGGATATCAATATATACGAATCAGTCAGCTGAACACACGAAGAACGATGGGCGTAAGCTGTTCATGGAATTCATGGAGGTGATGAGATCCCCCGAAGCTGACTACTACGACGGAACACTAGACATTAAACTTAAAAAGCTATACGAAGATGGGATGGAATACGGATTCTGAAATTACACAGCAGCTCTGGAGTTATGAGCGAGACGGCAAGACATACTACACCCCGTCTGGTGCATACGCCGAGAAGACAGGAATTAACATACAGCAGGTACTAAACATTACATATGACTAACGAACAAGCAATCCAAATCGTATTGGAAAACAAAGACCCATCAAACGCAGAACGTCTAGCAGCCATGTATGCTTGCGACGATATACTTGAAGCAGACATTGACGTGTGGCTAAGCAAAAATGTATCAGAGTATCTACCTCAGTTCCCTGATGTCGCAGAGAGTTTAGTCGAAGACTTACTCAAGGAAGACAGCATATCCGTGGAGCGTGTAGCTAACAGCCTTACCGAAGTGTCAAGGTCTATGTATCACTACGTTAAATTTTACGAAACACTCAGCAGTTACGACATATCATTGTCAGAACGCTGACAAGGGGAGAGACGGATGGTGTGCAGAGAGATCCTGCAACACGCCGTGTGCTGGAGACAGCACAACATTGAGAGCGTTGAGAAACAAAGTCTCTCCTTTCCTTGCATTAATAACAATTAAACTTTAAATTTGAACCAGCAAATCCAATGAATGATGACATCAAAAGGCTACAAGAGGAGTACTATGCTACCCTCAACCTCACCCCCAACATATCCAGGAAAGCACCACAAGTTCAGGCACGAGCCGCACTGATGGTCGCTATGGCTCACTACATGACCAAGACAGAGGTGGGTAAAAGCTTTGGCAGAGACCACAGTACGGTCATACACCATCAACGTCAGCATGAAGGCAATCTGTTTTCGTGGGATGGGTACGAAGAGAAGTACCTGCTAGCTGTAAGGCTGTGCAGTGTACACCTCCAATACAACAGCATCGAAGAGAAGCTTACAACAATTAGAATCCAAATCAAAAGGCTAGAGGGTCTAGCTGAAAATCTAAAACAAGAACTCGTATGAGTAATTACAAATTCAAGACCACGAACATTCGTGGCAAGCAGTACGTTGAAGTAAACGAACGAATCAAGTTCTTCCGACAGGAGGAGCAGTATAAGAACTGGAGCCTTATCACAGAGTTTACTGTGCTAGACGAAGGTCAATGTGTATGCAAGGCATCGATCGTAGATGCTGACAATCGCATCATATCAGTAGGTCATGCACATGAAGTGCAAGGTAGTAGCAACATCAACAAGACTAGCTACGTAGAGAACTGCGAGACGTCAGCTATCGGTCGTGCATTGGCTATGCTCGGCATTGGTATTGATACATCAATCGCTTCAGCTAACGAGGTTTCTGATGCTATCGCTAAGCAAGACAAAGCTGCACCTGCCGAGCTTACTAAGTCCGATAAGGTGAAGATGATACAAGAAAAGTTTGATACCGACCCGCCTGAAAACATCATGGATAAGGCTGTTGCTTACATCAAGTCGCAGACCGACAAGAAGAAAGCATATGAGTCTATCGTAGGTAAGTATGGTGAAAGCCTTACCGACAAGCAAATGTCTGGATTACAGAAGTTTGTACGATGAGTAAGTACCCAGTACTAAGCCGTAAGCTAACTAACATAGCTACGTTTTCAAGCTTTCGACGTCAGTGTCTCACGGCTAGGATGCCTAAGAACTGGGTTGATAACGACAACGAAGAGCCAATATGTACAGGGTTGTATTTCATTAAACACAAAGACTTCCTAGGTGATGTAGACATCGCAGAGTATCACATCAACACAAAGGGTAAAGCCTTCTGGTGTACTGCTGGAAAGCCTACCCACTGGGCTGAGATAGAAACCTATGAGTACATGCTTGAAGACGGCACACCATTATACGAAGACCAATGAATATATCAGATAAATTAATGGAGCGGTACGGCAAGTCTCACTTGTCGTACTCGTCTCTCAAGCAAGCCCTAGGCGATATGGCTCAGTTCGATCGCTACATGAAGGGAGAAGTCAAATACAAATCAGACGCGCTAGACTTCGGTACTATGTACGATATGCTGTTGTTCGAACGGGATAAAGCTTTCGAGAAGTACACGGTCATGTCTCCGTCTGCCATCGTAACCACTCTATCCGACAAGGCTCAAGCCTCTAAGAAACCTACACTTACTGCCGAGTACAAGGCTAAGCTAACGGAAATCAAAGAGGAGGCGGCCGAGGAGGGGAAGACAATCGTGTCAGGAGATGAATGGAAGATGGCTAACGATATGATCGATAGGCTAGCTACATGTGGTTTGCTTGACTCTCACCTCAAGGGTGATTATCAGGTAGGATTCCTCGAAGAACTACATGGCGTACAAGTGAAGGGATTCCTCGACTGCTTAGGCGATGGATTCATTAGCGATAGTAAGTCAGCACGTAGCTCAGAGAAGTTTCGGTATGCTATCAAGGACTTCTCATATGATATCCAAGCTTACATCTACACAGAGGTGTTTGGTATAAAAGATTTCTATTGGGTTGTACAAGAGAAAACTTACCCGTACCTTCCTGCCCTCGTTAAATGTTCTGACTCCACTCTTTTTACAGGAGAAATGAAATTCCATGATGCACTCAAGCGTATCACGAACTTTCTGGAGCAAGACTATAACCCCCAAACAGACTACCTAAACTATGAAGTATAAGTCAACATTTAACCGATTGATAAACGGCTGCTTAGCCTTAGGAGTTTATTCTTTATTTTTAATAACCTTTATTTTAATTTTTAATTCATTAACATGAGTGAACAAACAAAGAAGTACGAAAGCGTACTAGTAGGTTGGGCCGATGAGCCTAGCTACAATGACAATGGCGAGTTAATGGGATGGTCTTTCCGTCTCAAGGATAACGAGCTTAAGGATGCCATCGATCAGTACACCACCAAGCGTGATGCACAGGGTCAGGGCGGCAACGTTAGATTTCGACTATTCATGTCGAAGAATGGCAAGCCATGCCTGAGTGTGTGGGATCCTAATAGTGAGGCTGCGCAGGAGCGTCGCACAACAACTAAATCCGAAGGGTCTTCTGACCTTCCGTTTTAATTAATACAGCTTGGTTAAGCGAGGGGGCGTGGGTTTCGGCTCCGCCCCTTTTCTTTCCTCTAGCATTATGGGACGACCTATATACTTCATGACCGCAAAGGTCACAACGATTAAGAATAAGCGACCACAATCTAGAAACGTGTGGATCGTAAGCGATTATGATAACCCTATAGATATCATGAAGAAGGATGGAAAAACAATGTCAAGACTTGAGCGTGAGTTGTTTACCGCTAAAGCCAAGAACAAGACCATTGTGATTGATTCCATAACTTCGATAAAACAAGTTGGAACAACATCACACCCCAATGAAACATAGCGATAAACAAGTAGGCGGTAAGCACTACAAGGAAATGAAGATTCAGCCCACTGAATTCATAGCAGCGAACGACATACCCTTCATAGAGGGGAATGTAATTAAATACGTATGCCGACACGAATTCAAGAACGGCAAGGAGGATGTCCTGAAGGCTATCCATTATTTAAATCTACTAATCGAATACAAATACTCGGATGAACGTAACGATATACAAAGACCTGTACAAGAAGTCCAAGGCGGATGCCCATGTGATTCCGATTGTGACTGCCCTCAAAAGAATACAAGAGGGGACTTCTGCGCCAACGATTGAAGCTGTTCGCGGTGGAGAAAAAGATTTTAAAAAGAGCCTGCCCGTTGTACTATTCAGCGGTGAGTTTGGCGACAGAAAAGACCAATCAATTGAAAAACATAGCGGATACATTGTTCTGGACTTCGATCATATTGATGTTGACGTATCCAAAGCTCTTCTCAGTACTGACCCGTATGTATACAGCTGCTGGGTATCTCCGTCGGGTGATGGACTCAAAGCGTTAGTCAGGATAACTCACCCCGAAAGGCATCGTGATCACTTCCGTGCGTTGCGTACATACTTCGGTAAGCAGTACGACCTAGAGGTAGACGAGTCAGGAATCAATGAGTCTCGCGCATGCTTCGAGTCATACGACCCAGACATCATCATCAAGGATGAGTCAAGCAGCTTCGGAGCATTTGCTACAGAGAAGAGTGAATCTCAGGTAGCTGTCTCACAATCAGGCGTTTACACAGATTACTTAAAGTTAAATCTAGCTGCACGTATGATACGTCAGTGCGATGACGGGGAGAAACATGCTACCCTTCTTCGTGCTGCTAGGTTGTGTGGTGGGTATGTAGCCGCTGGACGTATGGAAGAGGACGAGGTAGTCCGTGTACTTACTCGTGAGATACTCAAGCGCGATGTAGATGACGAGAAGCATACCATAAACACCATACGAGACGCCATCGAAAAGGGCAAGCAAGACCCTATCCGAGCCACCATCGACGACGAGAAGAAGGCACAGCGTGAGATGCTGGTCAACGACGGAGACATGTCCTTTATATCCTCAGACGATGAGGACTTCAGGTGGATTGATGACTACGCTAATGGGCGTATACCCGTAGGTTTAGACACGGGCGACAAGGATCTCGATCAGTACTTCAGGTACAAGCGAGAGTTCACTATCATCAATGGGCATAGTAATGTCGGTAAGACTACAATGGCTCTATACCTCATGGTCAACGCTACTGTGCGGCATGGGTGGAAATGGGTTGTATACTCATCAGAGAACCGAACAGCTTCGTTGAAGATGACCCTTATACAATTCGCCCTAAACAAGCCTATCTCCTCCATGAACTACATGGAGCGCAAGAAGGCATACGAATGGGTGGGTAAGTACTTTACGGTAATTAGCAATAAACAAGTATACAGCTACTCAGACATCATTGTATTCCTTGAGAAGGTGATGAAGCAGCAAGAGGTGGATGCTGTGTTTGTAGACCCGTATAACAGCCTAAAGCTAGACATGGGCAAGTCAGGTATCGGCGTACATGAATATCACTACGAAGCCGCCTCTGAGTTTCTTACATTCTCTACAGCAAACAACATCGCAGTGTGGTTAAACATGCATGCTGTTACTGCTTCACAGCGAATCAAGGGTGAGGATGGATTGCCTGTAGCACCATACGCTGAGGACACCGAGGGTGGAGGTAAGTTCGTGAATAGAGCTGACTCGTTCTTGACTATACATAGAAAGGTGCAACACCCAACCCCGTCTGAGCGCAAGATCACAGAATTTCATGTGCGTAAGGTGCGTGACGTAGAAACAGGTGGTGAACCTACTCCACTTGAGGAGCCATTTAGATTTGAAATGAACACATCTAGAACTGGTTTCCGTGCATTTAAGACTCAGAGAATGATGTTTGAGTCTGTTGATTTGGAGGGGGGCAAACAAGAACCCTTTGTTTTTCCCATGAACTCTTCGTTTTTAGACACTTAGGCTGTACCTTAGCTTGAGTGAAACGACAGAAAAGCGGAACTCCTAAGCGCAAATCAGCAAAAAAACGCAATTTAGGTAAGTATAAAAGCGGACTAGAGAAGACCTGTGCAGACTTATTGTCTGAGCATAAGGTTAACTTCACCTATGAAACTCACGAGTATATGCTCGTAGATAAGTTTAGGTATCCAGGAACTTACTTGAAGATGACTACCAAGCGGAAAGACTTATCGGATCGTAGTGGTGCGATAGTCCTTCCCATTAAATACACTCCAGACTTCGTAGGACCAAACGGAGAATGGATTATCGAAACCAAAGGGTACACTCCTTCGCATCATGACTTTCCGATGCGTTGGAAGCTGTTCCTTAAGCACTTGATAGACTCAGGAGAACCAGTCCCCGCTTTGTTCATCTGTAAAAACAAACACCAGATTGAGCAGGCTATAGTGAAACTTAAAGAACTAGGATATGGCAAAAAACGAGTTAACAAAGGAACAGCTAGGAGCTAGCTACAGGATAGCCACCGTAAGGCTTCATGAACTCATTGATGAGTTTTTTGAAGAGCTATTCGATGATAACGGAGATCCCCGTGAGGATTCTGGAAACGTAGCCAATATGGTTGCGGGTATTCGCATAATGATGAATCAGGAGCTTGACCTTGTAAAGGAAGCTTCATTTGAACACTCTGAAGCAAACCACGATGCAAAGTCAAAACAGAAAACGATATTCGTTCTCAACAGGAAGGGTAGCTGAAGTACGCTTTGAACGTGCGGCAAGAGACCTAGGTCTTCAGGTCGTAAAGTCAGGCAGAAAGGATGATGTGCATATGCATGTTGACTTCTGGATGCAACACGAAGAGGTAGAGGGAAGGTGGGGAGTGGACGTAAAGGGTAATAACCTACCAGATGAGATTTGGTGTGAGTTTAAAAACGTAGCTGGAAACCCAGGATGGATGTATGGGGGTGCTAAAATCATAGCATTCGACATGCCAGAAGAAGGTGGATTCAGTATCGTTGATCGAGAAGACTTAGTGTCTTACTGCGAGGAGAATGTGGAAGATGTATTTGTGTCGCATAAGCGAGATTCATACAAGAAAAAGTACACTCGAAAAGATCGAGAGGATGTCATAACAACACTTAACTTGTTGGACCTCAAGTCTTTAGAAACGTACAGGGTGTGGAAGTATTTTAAGGGCTATTGACTATCTTAGTGGTCCGTTTTTAATTTTTTAATTTTTTTAATATGTATGATCCTTCACTTGTCCCTTGGGGCGAGGTAGGGTATGCTGTCTATAAGCGTACCTATTCCAGACAAACTGCCGATGGCAAAACAGAAGAGTGGGAGGACACCGTTGATCGAGTGATTGATGCGTGTCGTGACCAACTCAACGTAGGCTTTACTCAATTCGAAGAGGGTGAGCTGAAGAAGATAATGATGGAGCTGAAAGGCACCGTGGCAGGGCGATTTCTCTGGCAGCTAGGTACCAAAACAGTTGACCGACTGGGACTACCGTCTCTACAGAACTGCGCGTTCGTAGTGGTAGATGATCCTATTCGTCCATTTACATGGGCGTTTGAAATGCTTATGCTTGGCTCAGGTGTAGGTTTTAACATCCAGCGAGAGAACGTATACCAATTACCAAAGGTCAAGAACCGAGTTAAGGTAGAGCGTATAGACGAGAACGACGCAGACTTTATTGTTCCTGACAGTCGTGAGGGATGGGTAGAGCTTTTACAGCGCGTCCTGGAGGCTTCCTTCGTTACGGGTGAGGACTTTACATATGCTACACATCTCATACGATCTAAGGGGTCTGCCATTAAAGGATTCGGAGGGACAGCTTCAGGGCCTGAGGATCTGGTCTGGGGTATGCAAGAGATCAATGAAATCTTAAACAAGAAATCAGGTCAGCGTCTCAGCCCTGTTGACTGCCTTGATGTAATGAACATCATCGGTAGAATCGTTGTAGCTGGTAACGTTCGAAGGTCAGCACAGATTGCTATCGGAGACTGCGATGATGTAGAGTACTTGCAAGCAAAGCGATGGGACCTAGGAGGTATCCCTAACTGGAGAGCGATGAGTAACAACTCTGTCGTTTGTGATGATATCTCGAAGCTGCCTGCTGAGTTCTGGGAGGGATACAACGGTAACGGAGAACCATACGGACTCATTAACCTATCTGCATCACGACGCATGGGACGCACATTTGAAGTTGAGTACCCAGATCCAGACGTACAGGGATTTAATCCTTGTGCTGAACAGTCGCTAGCTAACTTCGAGACGTGCTGCTTGGCTGAGATTTATCTCCCAAACATCGAGCACTACGAGGAGCTTAAAAAAGTTGCGCGTTATCTTTATAGAATTAACAAGCACAGCCTGGCTATCAAATGTGCCGTGAAGGAGACCGAGGACATCGTACACAAGAACATGCGTATGGGTATCGGAGTCACTGGATACTTGCAAGCTACTGAAGAGCAGCGGTCTTGGTTAGCTGATTGCTATGATTACCTACGATCGTATGACAAAGAATACTCTCAATTGGCAGGATATCCAGCATCCATTAAACTTACAACAGTCAAGCCATCTGGAACGCTTAGTCTACTTGCTGGCGTTACACCAGGAGCGCACCCAGGATACAGCGAATATTATATTCGACGAATCAGAATGTCAGCTGATAGCAGTCTGGCACATGCCGCCAGGAAGCACGGGTACCCTGTGGAGTTTGTGTTGAACTTTGACGGCACAGAAGACAAGTCCACTATAGTTGTAAGCTTCCCATGCAAGTTCCCTAAAGGAACCATGTTTGCTAACGACATGACAGCTTTAGATCAGTTAGAGGTTATTAAGCGCCTACAGGCTGAGTGGTCTGATAATGCTGTATCGGTTACTATTTACTATCGTAAGGAAGAGTTAGACGGCATAAAGGAGTGGTTAGACAAGCACTTTAAGAACGTGAAATCTGTATCTTTTTTGCTTCATAACGAGCATGGCTTTAAGCAGGCTCCTCTGGAGGAGATTGACGAGGGTACTTACCTAGATATGCGCAAGACAGTAACCCCAATCACATCCATTGATCAGTTAGGATTGGATGAGGTTGAGATTGACGATTGCGAAGGAGGCGCATGCCCAGTTCGATGAAGCGGATCGATCAATGCTGGATATCCCAGCTGTACTACTTGAATGGAAAGGGGCTTCGGCCCCTTTCTAGTTTCAAGACGGGTAGTGGTTCCTCCCTATAAAAAGGATCAAGTTCGGCACCGTAACATATTGTACCCCACTGACTTAGGAGTATTGAGAAGTCTATTACATTAAAGTATCCATTGCCATTTAAGTCTCCTGGCGTCCAGTATGGGTCTTCCCAGTTTGTTAACATCAACATAAGGTCCATCATCCCAACTACGTGGTCTCCGTTTATATCCCCTAAACAATAAGGTGGTTGATCTGTAATCCCTGGACGTAGTATAGGAAGTGCTGCATGTATTCTCTCTATTTGCCCTTCTGTAAAGTTAGTTCTGCATGAGTCAACGTAGTAATCCATATGATTATTCGGTGTGTAGTCGTAAGCTCCTGGTGGGCAAATAGGATTAACGCAGCTCCAGTTTATTTTAGTTGGAGGCGTGTCACACACATAGTCTCCTGTCTGTAGGCAATCCCCTAAGACCTGACCGCAGTTGTCCACATTCCTAAACACATGATGCAAACCAACAAAGTGGCCTACCTCATGTATTAAGGTTTTGTTTTCCATTCTTGCAGAGTCTGTTAGTTGCGGTCCATACCTGCCTATCATATCAGACCTAACCCAAACTCCATCAAGGTCAGTCGAGGCATAAGCAGTCCACGCGAATCCCAATATACCGCCGCAAAACTGGGGGAATATATGTACATTCATATACTCCTCTCTATCCCATATTAAATCTTCTACATAGTCTTCCATCCAGTTCCAACCGCTTGAACTGTAGGGGAGGCATACGTTGTTATTGTCTAGTATTGCTGGGGCTGCCCAGAACTCATCGAAGTTATGATACGCAATTGACACAAGGTCAAAGGTTATCATGGCCTCGTCAAACTCTTCATTTAAATGCTCGTGGGCATCCATGATGATGTCTTCTGAAATATAACTATCAGGGAAGCTGTCGGTGTAATGTACGTGGTAGACATAATCTATTTCTTCCCACTGGATAGGTTCTGGGACGTATCCCATCATTCTAGGCTGTATGTTTTCACCACCAAATACAGCGCATGAGTCCTGCCCTACAATCACGTACTGTGAGAGCAGGCAGAGTGTAAGGATCACAAACCTCATTGCATCTGGTTCTTAGCTAAGAGAAGCTTTACCTCTTGAATCTCCCTTAGAAGCTGCTTCATGTCTTCTTTAAACTCAGAGTTGTCCGCCTCAAGAACAGCAACACGAGACGAAAGCCTGTTGTAGTCTGATTGAAATTTTATCCACCCACCGACTAGAGCACCCGCCACCGCTAAAAATTCAAAATGACTTAAGTTATCAGGCATTACTTCCTGGTTTTTTCTACGGTCCTACCAGCGAAGTAGGCTCCGAATACGGTTAACATTAATATTTCAAGTAAAGATACGTAACTATCTTTTACGTTAAATGGCTGATTATCAAGGCTATCAAGAAACATGGTTGTTACAAAAACGACTATTAATACAATCAACATTACAGGTCTGATAAGCTTCGCTAGCTTAATGTCGCTGCTCATGTCTGCTTGCCAACGCTCTGTTACGTTCTTCTGGAACTGAACCTCTGCGTCTACCTTAGCCTTTGCTTCGGCTGGATCAATACCTGATTCCTTCTTGAGTAGGTTTTTTACAATGCCGAGCCCTCCCCTATCTGGAAGAAGGTCGCCCACTGTGTCAAGTACGCCAGGAGCCTTAGTCTTTAGCCAAGCTCCTAGCTTAGTGTCTTTAATTTTGTCCATACTGCTCTAGATATCTTGACTCCATTAAGTCCAATATATATTTACTGTGCTCCATAAACGAACCGTCTGGGTTATACGATAGAAGAGACTTGTATCTATTGTTGATATCATCAAGAGACTCTATCTTCTCGACGTCTGTCATAGCTTGATAGTCTTCTGTTTGCATAAAATTCTTAATCTCATTGTACCTCGGTACATTGCTCATTTCAAGAGCTTTATTTACTTCCTCAGCGGTAAGCTTAATGTTAAAGTCTTCTTCTGGGCTTTCTAAAAAGCTGTAATTAACCCCTAAGGCTTGATAAGCTTTTTTAGCCTTGCCTCTACGAACCGAAGGTTTACGTATTTTTCTATACACAGAAGAGGCATAATAAGGCGTTCCAACAGCCTTCGTTAATACTCCAGTCCTTAGGTATAGGTTTAATATCTCTATAGAAGTTTCATCCTGTGAGGCTTCTCGTTTTTTTGTTGCGTCGAACATATAGTACGAAAACTGATTTCCACCAACAGGAGCCTGATCAATTCTCTCACCTTTCCAATTCACTTTTACTGGAAGTCCGCCAGTGTCGAAAGTCCTTTCCCTTACGTGGTTTTTTATTCTGTCTGCTAGATCTACATCTCGTTTGTCTGGCATAAACTCCCTGCTTGACTGATCAATTCCGCTCAGCACGTTAGGCAGGAACATAGAAGAGAAAGCTTTAGATATTGTTTCTGCGTATCTAAAGAAAGCCCTTTCAAAATCCTCAGGATCCTTAGTGCTTGAGATTACACTTGTAATTCCGTTCAGTCCCTGAAGGAAGCTTTGATCCATCATATACGCCATCACTGATACATTATCGAATCCGAACACTTTCTTTAGTACGTTGTTGCTGCTAAAGGGTTGTTCAGCCATTTCTTTTGCAGCTTCTGGAGAAGTAGAGTGAGCGTAAGCACCCATTATAGTTCCGAAAACCCCAAGCGTCTGATAGGATCTAAACTCATCACCAGCCTGCGGAGCAGGATCACCACCCTCTAGCATTCTTCTTAACCCGTCAACGTTTATGCTGTTTGGCGGGAATGTATCGTACATGAGGTTTGTTTTTTCATCATCCTCCCAGTCTACACTTCCGCTTAGAAGACCCTGAGAGATGAGATGCAAAGCTGTCGTGCTTATCGCCTGTCCAACCATGACCTTACTCAGCGTTTTAGATGCCTCTGTGTAATCTTTGTTACCCATTTGAATACCCATCTTTCCAATTCCAACTACTGGAGAAGCATAAGTAAGAGTCTCTTCGGTAAAGTTTGCTATCGTAGAAACATAAGGAACGTTAAGCCTAATGAGATACTTAAAGAACCCTTCAGCATCAAAGCCTTTAACGTTCTTAAATGCTTCACCCATTCCTTTTGAGATGTTATCAATGATCCACATACTCCCTCTCGCAAGACCCATAGGTTCCTGGAAGGTTAGCTTTCTACCCTCGGTTGCCCCTTGCTCTGCGCTAGCTTTATCTGGAAACTTTAAGAACTGAGCAAGCGCATCACCTTCAAGACCTTTTGCTTTTGCCAGACTGTAAAGCTCCAGTCCCTCGGCAAACCTTCTGAAAGGAACATCACCCAAGCTTAAGAGCCTGAACATGGCTTCGGCAGGAATTCCAAAAGTACCCTGAACTAAAAGCTTAGCCCTTTGATTGACTTCATTCCTGAGAGTAACGCCCTCTGGAAGGTCGCTTGACATAGCAGCCATCAATGATCTAATAGGCATGAACCCTCTACTCATCCTCCACTCAGACATGTCTTCTTCCCTGCCCGTAATCACCTGCTCCATAGCCTCCACGGATCCAGACCCAAACTTTCTTAAAGCGTACAAGTACCCAGCAAGAGACAGCTTTCTCTTTTCTTTATGTAAGCCCATGAGCTCAAAAGCCTTGGAAGTAGGCATCGACATAATATCAATTACAGTCTTCGGTATTACGTTTGCTAGGTTGTAAACCACGTTCCTAGACTGAGACATCATAGTAAGCAAGTTACCCTGAACGAGTTGAGTGCCTATCTCGGACCAGCTTTTTTCCGTATACATATTAGCCAGAGTATCAAGCTTAGACTGAGTTTCGTTTAAGTCTTTCTTCGCTTTTTTAAACTCAGCTTCTACGTCCTCTCCAGCTATTCCTCTTTCCAGCAAGTCTTGAGCTTTCTTGTAAGCTGCCATGTATGTTTTGGTGGCTTCAAGGATTTTGTTCTTTTGCTCTTCAGAAAGAATCTTACCCTGCGCTTCTGCTTTTTTAATTATCACACTTGCCATTCCCTGAGGACTGCTTGTCTTCAGTTCAGCCATGTGTCTGAGAATTCTACCAGCTGTTGTTCCAACCGCAGACAACCTATCCAGAACTCCAGCAATGCCTATGTCATTGCCTGTTTCTTGCATCCTGTTTATTAGTTCGACTCCTGCTAGGACACCAACATCGTCGTTTCTTGTCGCTAAATTATCCAAAGCGTCGCCCCTCATCAAACTAACGAGCTCTTGAGCGCTAAGATCTTCTAAGTTTTTCTTTTCGTTTGCAATGCTCTGTCTGTCAATATAGTTTTCTGGATTACTTACAATTTCATTTTTGAATCTTCCGAACTCAGAAGAGTTTGCAAGGCGTTTAGATGTACCCCTAAGTCTTCTCCCTTTTATTACGTTACCGTGCTCGTCTATGGTTAGGTTGGCAAACCTTGCTCGATCCTTGGCTGTCAATGACTTGTAAGCCATTTCGAACATTTCAGTAGACTCGTTGGCTAGAGACTGGTTTCTCTGCTTCATGATAGACATGAAGTTATTAAACGCTCGGAAATGCTCTGGGTTTTCTATCACTATGTTCTCTGACTTCTTGCCTCTCTCAATAGAGTTTCCAGCATATCTAACTTTCCCAGAAGCGATGATGACATCACCTGACATATACACCTGCTCAGCACTCTTGATGATATTACCGTAAGAATCAACAAAGGAGTCTCCGTGAAGAGGATGCCTCATAAATACTACCCCTTCAACAAATTCATCAAACTGATCTGATGGTTTGTCTTCAGATACCTTCCCTTTTATGTTAACCTCTGAAGCTCTCCCTTCTAGTAGTTTGTTGATGTCAATCTTTCCAGTACCAAACTTCACGTTCTGCATAGACTTCACGCTTCTACCCTTAAAGACTCCAGGCAGATTGTAAGATCTGCTTTGTGGGTGCGCTGATAGATCGAGAACTTTCTTTGCCGAGAACATTACAGCCTCAGTGTTTTCTCCTTTCATGAACTGACCCATGCCTTCACTTAGGTCTGCTCTATCTATATATGCTTGAAGCTTTTCAGAGTCAGGCTTTCCCTTAAAGTCGTTTTCTATCTCAGGTATTTTCGTGAATCGGCTAAGCATTTCAGCTGGAGTGCCTTGCTGAACAGCAGATGACTCAAGCTTTTCTATTGCTTTTTCAAATGTCTCTTGAGAGAAATCATCATAGATTCTGTTTGCAACACCCACAGCCCGAGGAAGTACATGATTAGCTGCAAAGATCATCTGCATAACCTCGCTTCTCGTTACAGATTTATACCCTGGTTTCCTTCTAAGTTGTTCAACAATAGAATCAACCACCTCAATGTTACCATCAAAGAGATTTCCAGCTGACCCCTTTTGAGTCATGCGATTGTCGTATAAATATCTTAATTCTTTTTTTAAGTTGTCCCCCGTGCATACTACCGTTCCGTCAGACCTGGTAGACTTTGAGCCCATGTTGTCCTTAACCCATTTAGCAACCTTCTTTAAATCATATACGGTGGATCCATCAGCTGTTCTTATCATCCACTCTTTTTGAACCGCATCTATTCTTCCATACTCAAATTCCCTTAACACAGAAAGAACGTCGCCTACTTGAAAACTAACAACCTCAGAGGGTCTATACCTAGAGTCTAGATAGTTAACCAAGTGCCTGTCTTGAGTCAATACAGATTGGTCTTGATATAGATTGCTCATAAAAGCGCCTACCTTAGACCAGTTCCCTAAAGAATCCTGAATACTGATCCGATTGTCTCCCGTCTTTTTTAATGCGTTTCTCTTAAAGGTTGTAGGAGATTCAAACCTGTAATGAGGAAGTCCATTTGATATTCCGTCAATGTTTAGGAGGTTCTTTAACCCAACAGCTATAGGAACAGCACTTCTTTGGCCGTTAAATTGAGAAGCTTTAAGACCCTGGCTAGTTATAGATTCGATCAACAGCTTTGTTCTAGCGAAGTCTACTTTAGATGGGTTTTTGCCAGGTGTTTGCAACAGATCTTCAAGAACAGCAGAATAAATTCTTAGACTTTCTGACAGATTAGGAACAGCCCTGTTTCCGTTTGACGTTACAGCGACTATAGCAATAAACAAGTCTTTGTGCTTTCTGGCCAGCTCTAGCTTCTGAGGGTTATCTACGGTAAAGTTACCGTCAGAGTCTTGAGACTTCCCTACAGTCTGTATAGCTAAGGGATCACTGTATGATCCGTCTTTATTCTTAGTGGAGTTTACCTGCTTGTAGAAATTCTTATAAAAGTTTCTTGGGTTTTTATTTAGAAAATCATCTACAAACATCAACTCTTTAGCGACAACCTCGCTCATCAGAGACATATCCTCTTTGTTTTTTGTCAGATCGTTGCCGTTCAGAATTAACTCCATTTGAGTTTCCTGAATCAACATAGCAAAATACATCTGTTGCATTAAGTGAGCTGGAACTCCGCTACCTATTTTACCCTCACCAGCTTGATCCATATAAAGATTAATCTGTGCTAAAGTTTCTGGATCTAGTAAGTCTTTAGTTCTTCTTAGTCCGTCTTCTAGAAGCTTTCTTTTTTGAGCAGGCTTCATGTCAGAAGCTTCTGAAAGAGACCTTCTAAAAGCAGCTGAATACAGAATAGACTCACCAGCGTAGTTCTCTTGTACGTAATCGTTTACCCTATCGAGAAGAGCCTCATGATATTCAGGAGATCCTTTTACATTTTCTTTTATTGGGTCACCGAATCTATTTGTCTTTGTCTCGCTATTCACGCCTTCTGGTGTGAAATCAGACATAAGGGAATCAATTATTGAGTTTGCGTTACCGCCTCCTATTCCAGGATCAGTTCGCCTCATTACCTCCCAAAGCTGTTCCTTTGCTAGCTGCACTGCCTTAATAGCTGAAAGCCTTCTTTCGTTCTTTTCATTGGCTTGGGCGTTCTTTCTGTCGAGAGAGGTCTGATACATACTCTTCATGGCTGGCTGTATGACTACTGGAGCCCCAGTGTTTCTGTCAAGCAGCTGCTTTGGTGGGTTTAATGTTTTTACGTTACCCGAATCATCCACGTATGTCATTTGACCGATCCTAGTGTAAGCACCATTACCAGTCATCTTTCTATACCAATTGGCAAAGTGAAAATAGTCGTTAAACGTGTATGACTGCGGAGCCCCGTAAGTCCGAGAGGTAGAGTCGTAGTTGGAAGCGTATGACTTGTAGTATGTAACCTTCTTGTTGTCTAGAAAAGTAGGCCTTCTATTAGCACTGTAAGCTGTTTGATCAGAAACAGGAACTTGCTGGGCTTCGTCTACTTTAGATTGCTCGCTAGGATCAAGCTTAAACAACTCTTCAAATTGACTGGATATATCCTGACTGTTTCCGTCTCTCAGGCTTTTAGACAGCTTATCTAGAACTGCCCTAGAGCTACCTCCACTCTCAGTAAACGAAGGGAAGAGCTTAGCGAAAAACTGAGTCATTCTGTCAATAGTAGAAGCCTTTAGGCTTTTCTCATTAGCTACATAAGCGGCTATAATCTCTACGTACTTTTCCTCAGCCAGCATTCTGTCGCTAGCCCCAAACTCCTCCCTGTAGTACCTCATCTTCTCATTGACAGCATCAACAAGAACCTGATCCGATTCCATTATTTCATTCAAGTCAGACCTTAATTGCTTTGCAACGTTGTCTACACCTTGTACTTTATTTTTAATAAATGCGTGAGCATACTCCTCAACGACGTCTTTTGATGTGGCTCTTTCTGTAAGGAGTATTTCTCCCTCTACATAAAGAGCGTTTTTCCCGCTTGATCCATTTAAGTATTCTTTTTTTTCTTTTTCAATTTGCTCATTTTTTTGATCTTGCGTCAAGCCCTTTTCCCCCTGTATACGCTCAATCTCTTTTCTTGCCAGATCTAGGTCTGAGATTGCTTTCGCTTGAGTTCCAGAGAAGGCCTTAGATAAAACGTCAAGAGATTGACTAGCACTTTCGGTCAGTACGGCTTCTGGGTTTTTAGTTAGGTCTTCAACATCTTCTAATCTTCTTTCTGATATTTCCGTAACCTTGGTCTTTTCATCTTCGCTAAGCAACTCTGAAGCCTTTTTAAACAAGTCTGTTTCGTTAGCTCCTCTTTGAGTCATTCTGGCAAGCTCAGAAATCAACTGAGGTCTGAACTCTTCGTTGATGGATCCTGAGTCAACTATTCTGTTTAGTGCTATTTCTGATTGAGCCTCTTCAAAAGAAGTAGATTGAGGGTTTACTAAAGCAACAGGGTAAACAGAATCAACCATCAAGAACTGATCTGTTCCGCTTCCACTGTACTCAACCTTTTTGTAGCCTCTCTTCTCAAGCATGCTAGCTATCTCAGCGTCAACGACAACCTGAGCCACATTCATTTCAACAATCTTGTCGGTAATGTTACTGGCGTTTCTACCCTCGCTGGATAACACATCCCCGCTAGATACCTTTTCATTTAGCTCCATTTGAACCTCAAGGGACTCAGCAGAGTTTCTTACCCTCTCGGCTCTTTTACGCATTGAGTCAGCCTGAATAGGGTTGTTTTGACTCTCTAGTTTTTTTGCGTAAGCCTCGAACATAGAGGCTCTTTCGTTTAATGTCTCTAGTCTGTTGGATACTTGAGCGCCCTCCATAATACCTTCTTGAGCGGCAAACAAATTAATATACTTACCTTCAATCTTTGTTCTGTCAGCTACAATCTTTTCCGCCTGTAACCTCAGGGCTTCTTTTTCTTTGTTGGATGTGCTGGCTTCGATTTGCTTAGTTATCGATACTAACTCAAGCGAATTGTCAAGAAGCTCAATACCGTCAGCCGCATTCTGATCACCTATAAACTGATGAAACTCAAACGAGTCCAGTTGAATAGCGCCTATAACACCCATGTCTTCAGTAAGTGCATTTAAAGCAACCTCTCTTTCTTTGCTGTTCGCTTCAGTAGAGCTGATGATGCTTTCCATTTCTGTTCGGAAAAACCTAGTAGCACCCATGTTGTTTATGTCCGCGCTAGAAGAAAGAGATGCGCTGATCTTATTTTTAGCTGCTCCAACTAATGAGGTACTACCACTCAATCCAAAGCTAGAAAGGGCTACATCCCCTAACTCGTAAGCAAAGCCCTCAAAGCCTGTTCTCCCCCCCGCTTTGTACTCTATAGAAGCCTGACCTATTGTGTTTACTAGCTCCATGCCTGTGTCTATGCCTGCGTCTCCAAAAAAGTTAGTTATTTTTCTTTTCGCAAGAGACCTGGTGGTTTCTCCCAACCCCCTAGTAGTCTTAGCGGTCAATAGTCTTAATTGGGCAGCAGTTGCAACCTTCTCCGTGGCGGCCTCAAGAATAGACATCCCATTTAGAAAAAGAGCTCTCTCCATGCCAGAAGAGTTCTTGTACCACTCCTCATCCCTTACAGAGTTGAATGTTCTTACCATGCTGTTGGTATAGAATAAAAGTCCTACTCCAGCACCCCCAGTAGCCATACTTAACCCCATAGCAGCTACAGTGTCTGGAGCCATTTCTCCAATTGAATTTGTAGCCTTAATAAGTCCACCGTATATATCTCCATTGAAAAGGCTTTCCATCGCACCTTTTCCGCTCACATCAAAAGCAGATAAATTCTCCGCCCATTCCTTTCCGCCTGCATCAAAATCAGACTCAATTCTGTCATGTATAGACCTATTGTTTTCTTCTATTTCGTTTCTTTCTTCTTCAGTTTTTGCCATAGATATAGCAACCTGATAATCAATATGAGCTCCGAGGTGAACTGGAGCTGAAGCTATAATTCCTGGAAGGTCTGCTAGGCCGCCTATAAAATCCAAATGACCAGTAAATTCAAACCCAGTACCGCCGAAGTTTTCGTCCCCTCTAAGAGACATAGCGATTCCACTTCTATCACGAATAATCTCCTCGAACTCAGCTTTCTCTTCGTCTGTCATACCCTCCGACAGCTTTTGAAACTCTTCTTTTAGATACTCTTCTTTCTTTTTATTTACCGCTTCTATTTCCTCGTTAGTCAAGTTTCTTTTACCGCTAGCAACCTCTCTACCAGTTAAAGGGTCAACAGACATGTATGGGTCTCCGAACACAGGAGCGTCAGTAACTCCAGAGAGAGGGGTTACCTCAGGAACGAAAGCCATGCGATCCTCTCCCTCAAAATAAACTCCACTAGGGTAAAGCACAGTTGAATCCTGAGACTCATAGTAGTCTCTGTTGAACTGAGTTGCTATGGCCTCTTCGAAAGTCAGATTACCATTATAGAAACCGCTTAACACTTCTTCTGACGCACCCTCAAGAAACTGTCTTTCCGCAGAAGCGATTAAAGAGAAGGCGGATCTAACCGCAACTGGATGAGCCTTAGCAAAATCTCTTACCCTTCTGTTTTCAGATCTTGACTGCTCTAAATTGTTTCTAAGCTGAGAAGCTTCAAACATCAGTCGCTCATACTCTTGACCTTTCTTTGTCGCCTCCCCGCCTAATGTCTCGCCCTGTTTGTAAAGAGCTAGATTATCCTTACCCAAATCCCTCTCTATCTTTCTTGCCTGCTTCTCTAAAGCCCTAGCTCTCCTAGACAGCTTACCAGGAGAGTTAATAGAGCTTTCATATATAGCTTCTCCTGCTTGATTAAAAGCTTTTGTGTAAGAGGCTACAAAGGCTTGTTCTCTTTCTGGGTCTAGGTTTAAAGCGCTGATATCCTCAGTAAAAGATTCAACGTTAGGGGAAAACTCAAAGGCTGAGCTTATAGCTTCGTTTCTAGTTCTTGCCCCGTTCCACTCTACCTCTATGTCTTCAATCTCTTCCTCATCGTATCCCAGCTCTCGATAAAACCCTTGAAGTGGATCAAACCGACCCGTTGAACTTGAGTCTTCCTGAGCCTTCTTGTAGGCGCTATCAAGGGCAATCTTGCTGTCTTTTCTTTCTGTAGCTAAAGCTGTTATCTCTTTGACCTGATCTTCGTCAAGAGACACTCCAGTCTCTTCCTGAAACCTACTGTAAATATCATCATACCCCTCATCTTGAGTTTCGCTCAGTACGTCTATAAGCTTGGTTGCCTCAGTATTAAACTCTGAGTTGTATTTATCTACACGCGCTTGATACTCAGCGTTTAACGAGTCCACCTCGGACTGATCAGCTGCGGTCCTTGAGGTGTTTATGATATCCTCTTCAAACTCAGGGTTTTCGGAAATTTGATTGACCTGCCACGCAGTCAAGGGAAGGCTAGGCTGTTCTACAGAGCTGAACTTCCCACCCGAAGGCTCGGAATTTGTATCCTTTTTTTTTTGGGTTTCTTCAACCCCTTCTTCAGCTAACTCCCTGGTTACGATTTCAGCAGCTTCGTTGTAAGGTAGATTCCGTGCTACAACCAATTCGTTTACCCTGCTTTCAAACTCTTGACTCATAGGTGATCATTTTCAACAAAGATAACCAAATTTGGTCAGTCCTCTTTGCTGAGCAGAAAACCTAATTTTCTTGCAGCTCCAGATCCATACTTAGCTTCGAACCTAGAGAATACAGATTTGGACACGCCATCCATATCTTTAACGTCTCTAAATATCTGAGCGGGCATCTTTGCCCCATCCTTCATGGTAAACTCAAACCTACCGCCACCAGCGAAGGTCATTCCAGAAACCTCTTCATCTTGGATAGCAACAGAGCTTCCTTCCTCATTTCTCTCTGGAGTTGGCATCTCTTCAGGAGTAACTAAAGAAGAAGCCTGTTCTATGTACAGCATTTTAGCCGCCTCCATGTGTTGCTCATCAGCCATTACCTCCTCTTCGGTTATACTCTTTCCTTGTTCTTTTTGTATCGCTAGATAGTTTCTAACTGAATTCTTTAAAGCTTCTGGGTTTTCGCTAAGCTGTCCTTGCATCCAGGACTTGATGGACTCAGCACTTTCCATGACCTTTGTTGGGGCTTTTTGCTTAGTGAAATCAGCTCCATTTACAATAGGCAACTCTACCAAAGAAGGTGCAAATGGCATCTCAGGATCCTGCGCTTCTAATATGTTAGATGGCAAGCCCTTAAACACAACAAACACCCCGTCTGGCTCGATAGTGACTGAGCCGAACCTATACCCCGTATTAACAGATTTGAGGGCTGATTCGTAATCGTTTTGATCCTTAGCGTCCTTTACTCCTTGAGCATCAAACTCTGCGGGATTTGAAGCATTACCAAAAGACCTTAGCATAGCCCCCATAAAGGTAGGAGAAGAAGGAGTAGCTGACTCGAAAGAACCAAAATTCTGTTTAAAGTACTCTTCTTTAGCATCTATAAACTGAGTCAGCTGAGAGGCCACCTGAGCAAACATACTTACCCCATTGCTCCCCATATCAGCAAAGTCGTCAATCTTATTCGAAAGCGCTGCCGCCCACTCAGCAGACATAGCTTGATGCATTTCAAACATTGTTTGAGACGCAGAAGAATCCATCGACTTAATAAGCTCCCTTCTTTTATTCTCGTAGGCTTCGTTCATCTCTTGTCAAATTCTTTTAGCAAACCCTTTACATATTTATGAAGGGGAGAGCCCCCCTTAGAAGCCAAGGCCTCTAGTGTTCTGGCTTGGTTTGGGTTAAAAATATATTCACCCCCAGTCATTTCTCCAATCTTAGAGCCCTCTCGCATAATGTCTATTGGGTTGGTTGCGTGAGAAAACTTACCAGGAGTCTTCTGTACGCCGCCATTTCTTTTTTCGTCTGTAGCTGTGTTTTCAAGCAGCCTTTTTTTAGTGGCGTTTAGGCCGCCCTCAAAGTTAAGATTTTCACCAAGACGCCTCCCCATAATTCGCTCAAAAGCTGTATTCTTCTCAGTGGCAGATTCATTTTCACGTTTTTGAATCGCTTCTTCTTCCTCTTCAGCGGTCTGGTCTGCCTCACGAGGAAGTCCTCCCGAAAGACCAGTATACCTGCTCATCTCCCTAGCTTCTTTAACCCCCTGAGAAAAGGCTCCAGCAGCAGCAACGGTTCTGTCTTTCTCAAAAAATTTCTTGTCAGCGTCGTCTCCTGGCTCTCCAAAAAGAAAGTTTCCAACTTTTGATCCTCCATCTACATACTCTGGAACTTTGGCTCCGTTCTTACCAGTAAGAAACTGAGAGGCCATGTTCATATACTGATCCGTTCTCGCATTTTTCTGCCTTCTCTTTTCACCCCGTAACAGCTCCCTGTTAGATCTTGATAAATCATGAAGAGCTTGAGTTCTTTTTAAGTCTTGAGAGGCAAGACGTACATTTCGGTCGCTGGAAAGCTGTTCTTGCGTTGCATATTCCTTTAAGGCAATCTGTTGCCTGGCCTGAGAATCAGCCTCTATCCCAGCCATCTTATTGGCTGCCGCTCCTTGCACAGAACCCAACCCACCAAGCAACGCTTTTGCGCCTCCAGCCTTAAGCGCACCAATACCAGCAGCTTCTTGCTGTGACGCTTGTTGCCTTAACAGATCAGCAGCTTTGTCTTGTTTTGAAGCAGCCAAAAACTGATTGTACGAATTTCCAACTCCGTACTGTCTTTTACCTAGAAGATCTTTTTCTTGAGCCCCCAGCCTATCTAATCTGTTATTTACTCGATCAGTATCACGTTGAAGCCTCTTTTTATCAGTCTGCTGATTAATTATCGTAGGCGCGGCTAGCAGAGCTAGTGGTATTAATGGTGCTGGCATAATGCAAATATAGTTATTGTTCTCCTAGTGAGCTATGATACTTAGAATCGGACACGTTAACGTTAATTGAGTATAACTCCCCGTTACCACCTGCTGTGTTTGTTAGGTTTATTTTTGCCCAATGACCCCTCATGACGTCTCCGTTAGCTTCTGGACCCTCCATAGTTATGTTGTCACCAGCGATGCTTGAGTTTGTTGCAGACAAAGTAAAGCTGTTTTTAGATACAGCGCTAATCTGAACAGTTTCAGAGTTTATAGACACGTCTACACCAAGGGGAATATTTAACCTGTCTATCCTGACGTTACTTGAGGTGAATGTAGTGTTGCCGTTAGAGGCGGTCAAGTTGCCTAAATAAACATTTTCGCTCGTGCTGTTGCCAGACGTATCTCTGGGTATTGCAGCGTAGTAGCTACCCTCTCTATCTCCTGTGAATAAGGTTATGGTTCCAGACAACTGACCAAGGTCGGTGGTTATACCTGGACTTATGTCCCAGTTTGCGTTGGTAGATCCATCACCCTCGATAGAGATAGATTTAAATACTTTAACTTTAGAGGGCGAAATCTTTGAAACCATTTGAAAAGAAGAAGCGGCGACGCCTTCACCGTGAAAAACGTTTCTATTTGACGAATCATGCCTCCAAAACATGAGGTCTGTTGTGCCGTCTTTGTATTTCGCACTATACATCATGTTGTCTACATCTGCATATACGTCTGGGGTGAAGCTGTACCTGCTCTGCCAAACACCTCTACTTGCGTCATAACCAACAGTCGATTGATTAGTTCCGTCAGAGGTGAGTCTAGTTATATAGTAGAAGTTATCTCTAGGATCATATCCACTTACATATTTTGTAGCCGAAACTGAAAAGAAGTCTTCAAAGAAAGAACTCATGTTCTTCTCAGATATAGGTGTTAGCTGTCCCCCTGAAAGGACGCAAACAGCTTGCCTAGACTTATCCACAAAGTAAACCGTATTATCTTTTATCAAAACAGCTTCTGGATTGTTTCCGCATCCATAGTCACCAGTAGAATATCTTTTTTGGCCTAATACGTCTGTGGAAATAGCCACGTTGCTTGATCCCCCTGCATATTCGATTATATTCTTGCCGACTGGAATTAAACTGAGCTTGTTTTGCTGAAGGCCAACTAAGTCATCGTTATAGTTACCTAAATATCTTAGCGGACCATAAGAAGATTCAACGGAATCGAAGTTACCTAAACTAGGGTTAAAAGAAGTTAGAGACAGCTTCTCAACATCCTCTGCATAAGCATCTCCAAAAATAATTCCATTCTCAACCCTTCTTTCAGCAGATCGCTCAAAAGCAACATGGGGCCTTCCCCTGCTCCAGTCTTTAGAAGAAAAGAAATCAGATACCGCGCTAGTCTCCACCCAGGCTTCTTCGAACCTCCATGTGTCGGGGTCGTTGATCTGAGTGGTCCAGGCGCCGTCATAGAAGGCTGTAGATGTTGCTATCTGCCTCCAGTGAACATCTCCCTCCGTAAGTGTTATAGTAGGTCCGTGCTGAGTGGTGAATTTAACTCCATCCCATACATTAGCCTTATGAGATTCCCCCACTTCGTAATAAACCTGATCGGAAACGGTTTTCCTAGGCGTAAGTATTTCCACCAAGCTATTTCTTCCCCAGTAGTTTGCCTGAGAAGCAGCTGTAGCGTCTGGATAAGCGGTATTGCTTAGTGTAAACCAATCCCACCCATCGAACTTTAATCCAGAGTCGGTTGCGCCGTTGCTGTTAGTGTCTACCTGCAAGCTAGACTCAACGGCTGGAGCCTCTAACACTAGAAAGGTTCCCTGCAAATGGTCTGGTACAGTACTCGCATTGCCAGCGAGGGGATTGTCCGAGGTACCAAGGATTTCAACACCGATTATATCAAACTCTACTGGAGACCCATCGTTAGCCTTAACATAGTCAATATCTGGGGTATTGTCATTATCGGAATCATAAGAAATAACTCTTAGCTTGTCCCCTACAGTAAAAGAATAGTCTCTTAAGGAGCTTTTTTCGGTTTTGTACTTCTCAAGCGTGTTCAGGGAAACGTAGACATGCTTCTTGCCCGTTACTGCGCGAGCAGCGGTCTGTGATGGGGTGGTGGGTATAGCCTCATCGGGGTTTGTAGGTACATATCCACCTCCAGTGGTGTAAGTAACAAAGCTTTCATAAGTAGACGCACCAGGATAAACCAACTGCCAGGCTGATGCCCAAGGAGGTGGTTGGCTAGCCATCGTTAAGGTAACAGAAACAGGACCCTCTTCATCAGCCGATCTAGCAGAAAAAGGCTTTACATAAAAAGAGCCCAGCTTATTTACAAATCCTGACCTATTAAACTTATCAAAGTAAACAATACCGAGGTCGTGAGTACACCCAGCTTTAAATGACCTAAGGCTAGTTAAAGCGTTTGAATCTGCTGTTTCTTGATTTAAATAGGTTGTGTTGGTAATGTTATAGTTTAAATCAGACTGCTCATCTGAAGAAAGAAAAGATTGAGCGTATATAGAAAACTCCCCGCTATTCTGAGTAGGATTGGAAAACGTAGCGTTCGTTATGTAAGGCTTTAAAACAAAGTCACCATCGCCAGACCCGCTAACTTCAGCCTCAAATGCATAAGAAACAACTACGTCGGCACCAAAAGCAACGGACGATCCAGCAGTGAAGTTAGATGTACCGCTGCCGCTTGTGACAACACCAGTGATAGAAGGGTTGGCTATATTGTAAGTTTTTGTAGCGGTAACCTCATCCGTAAACTTATTCATAAACAGCGTAGCCAAAGCACTAACTGTTATTTCTTCTACGTTAGTAATGGTGGCAGATACACTTGCGTTTGCGTCTCCAAGATCTATGTGGAGTCCGTCGCCCGCTCCAGTACCCAAATTCATGGTGAAAGTATTTTGGGCCTCCGTCGCATCTTTACAAGTTAGCTGAGTAACGTATGGGCTTCCGTAAAAAAACCCTTGAGCATTGTAGTTAAACGATATAGTTGTCGTGGTTCCCGCTGGAACCAAACCAGCTGGATCCGTCGAACCATCAGGCCAAGAAATCCCACCTCCAACTAGGTTTATAAATACATCTCCATTATTAGCCACGCCCGCTGCAGACCCCCCATTAGCTTCTTGAATTATAGAAGAAGCACTTCCTGTATAGTCACTCGTTGAGCTGCTGGGTGGTTTCTCATAGTTTACGGTCATGCTAACGCTAGTATCAACGTTATCCCTGCCTTCAGTGTAGTTAGAGTAAAACAACCTATTTCCCGCCACAGCCTGACCTTCAGCGGTAAACGGGATATTATCAAACATCTTATTTACTGTTGTCTGGTCTACAGATGCATAAACACCTTCATTGTACCATTTATACTCTTGAGATATATTGTTAAATATATTTACATTACTCCCATATATATTCCTAGAAATTGATGCGGTTGGATTAAACTCATCTATTTTAAAAAACACACCATCATTACCACTTCTAGCCAACAGCCTTATTTTCGCAACGTCAGCGATATGCTCAAAATCGAATTGAGATGGAGACCAGTTCGTTATAATTTTACAAACGTTATTATCGTTTATCTTACCAGAACTATTAGGCATACCTTGATAGGTAACCGATTTAGAAAACGCTAATTTAGAGTATGGTGACAGGGCAGACTCTTCACCATCGTTGTATATAAGCTGCGTAGCGAACTGAAAGGTGTCCTTAGTAAAATTATTAAGCTCTACACTTGAGTCTGTTTCAAACCTAAATGTGGGTGGAAAGTTCGGGGCTGCTTTTATTGATTGAAAAGCAAAATCTAAATGACCAGTAGCCTCCATAACCCCATAGTCCCCTTCTAGGGCTCTGTCAACGTTTATTTTTCTAGGTGGGTTTACCCCGTCTGTAAAATAGATTACAGTCTGAGGTCTTCCGCTGTCGTCGAAGTCTCTTCTTACTATATCGGCCTTAACGGGATCGGAGGGATTGAAATTAAAGTAAGAGCTCCTGTAAACAGACCTGTAAGTGTCGGTTGCTGTATCGTACTGATATATAGCGTCTTGAGTGGATCCAGTATCATCCGCTACAAAAAAGTATATCTTTCCGTTTACATGGTCTGCAACACTACCTATTGCTGTTATTGGATCTCCGCTCGCCACCAAGTCTGCACCAGTAGAGGCACTAGCCCCTATGGTGCCTTTCACGCCCTTTAACACACCCTCACTTTGGTCTCCGCTTTCAGATATAGTTACGTTGAGAGCGTCGGTCATGGCGCCCTCTTTCAGCAAACGCTCGTCCTCATCACTGACGAGGAAGCGTGGTATTAGTTTATCAATCGCCATTAGAACTTAGGTGACTGTTTGTAATTCTTTCTGATTGTCTTCAACGCCTCTTCTTTAGTAAATGACTTCATACGAGCATTTGCTTTTCTGAGTTCGTTGTAATATTCTGTTCTGGCCCTAGCTTTTTCGTTGGCTGGCACGGAGGCTTTACGCTCAATTATTCTGTAATACATATAAGAGGTAAGCGCCTCTTCGAGATATACGTGAACCGAAGGGTTTTTAGATCTAGCTTCATCAGCCACATATTCAATAACCACTTCTGACACATTAGATATTGGGCTAATTTCAATCCTGTTCTGATCTAGGTTAACCCTAAACTCACCTCTATACCTGCCACCTCCAGCTCCGTAAATAGCGTTTTGGTTACCGTAGTAGTAATCCCTAAATACCGTTGAATTGAAATCAGTTGATTCAACTGAACCAGCTGTAGAATTCTTATCCTCAATCCTGTCAAACACCCCGTCTCCATCGGAGTCGGCAGCGTCATCTGAGTCTGTTACTTTTATGCCGTGACCATCCTGGTAGGCCTGAGAGTAGTTTATGTTTTTGTTTTCCCCAAGAACATATACCAACCCATCAGAGCCAACCACACCGACCTTGCTCCAATCTACAAAATCGTCTGGAAGCTCGACGGTATTGTTTACGCTGTTTATAGCAAGGACTAAAGAGCGAATTTTTTTAGACACATCAAATCCCATATCGCGAATACCCCGCAAAGCGTGAGTTCTTACTTGGACGTCAGAAGCGTTTCCAGCATAATCATCATCAGCAAGAGTGATGATGAAGTCATTTATGATCTGATTAAGAGGTACTGTATTTCTAGCCATTATAATGTCTCTGCTTGTTTCTTATTCGTCATCTCTTGCCCCGTGTATGTGATGACGTCATTGTCCCTCAAGTTAACCCCAATCATCCTGGCTATTTCATAAACTAAATCAGACACATAATGCTCTGGAAGCTCAAAATCAATGCTAGAGCCACTGGTGGTGTAAGTTACAGCTGTGGTTGATGTTGCGCCCGTGCTTGACCTTCCCATAGGAAATCTGTAGTATCTAACCTTAATCTTGTTTATGGATGTGGGAAATACATGAATGTCATCTGAAACAAGAGCTACAGGAAAATCTTCTGTAGGGGCGCTAATGTTACTGATGAGTATTCTTTCTATCTTCTCCTCATCATAGCAAATATCAATAGGGGTTGTAGTAGACACGTCCAATATTATGCTTCCCGCAGTGCTTATGCTAATAATTCTAGACATATCAGCGCCTGAGTCGTCAGTCATGTTAAATACTTCAGAGCTTTTTGCAATGACAGCCGATGTGGAAAATGAAGAAAGGTCTTCAAGAATTCTTTTTCTTCTGTCTTTATCCCTGCTTGGATTGAAGGTGTTTCTAGACATTCTCCTTGCATCCTTGAGCTCGTCAAAAAGCGCATTGAATATATTAAGCTGAGCCACTCTAGCAAATGAGTTAAACTCATTATCCGTGACAAAGCCCTGCTGATCCTTGTTAGCGAGATCACGCACTGCTTCATATACGGTTACTACACTAGCTCCCATTGTCTTTGCCATGAAGCAAATATACGAAAAAGAAAAAGCCCCCAAAAAAGGGAGCCTCTCCTGTCCATATATAGATACGTTTAGTCCAACTGTCGCTCGATCTCGGCTACGACGGGGGCAGCAGCCTCGGTCAAGCAGTAACGAACAAAAACGTCAACAGGATCCTGTCCAGCAGGCACCGATACAATGTGCTTGTTAGTGTCAAACCACTTAATGCCATCGTTGTCTGCTTTTATAATTTGATAAGAAATTGCTTGTCTAATCTTAGACTTCATAGCCACTACTGGGTTATCGAATGACTCGATGAATACCTTCGGTGACTTCTTAGCCTTGAGGAGAAGGTCATGCTTTACCTCAGAGGTAGGGCGGTCAATGTCCATCCCATACGCCAAGGCTACAGCTAGAAGCTCATCAAGCTCTTTATTTCGAAGCATAGTAATAGCATCGTTTACGAGGAACTCGTTGTCGATATCTACCTCAACCTTTTTTAGGTTGTCTACTAGCTCGAACAGACTACCGCCGTTGGCTTTGTTCTCAGGATGGATCTCAAGGAAGTTTTGGAGGTTAGGCTGTCGTTCGTTTACAAATAGTCTACCCATACGGAAGATGACTGGGGTCTTTACAGACCGATCAGCTTGTTCATCTTTCCAGATAGAGTTTTCATTCTCGCAATAGCGAATCTCTCGCACCATACCTGTTTCTTCGTCGTACACAGTGATGCCGCTCTGCATAAGCATCATTACAGCACCGCTCCCATTGGCTTTGTATTCCTGGGTGGCGGATACCTTCTCTTGACGTCGAATAGCCTTCTTCTTAGGCTGTTGTTTTGCTGGGGCTTCTGCCACAGCTACTGCGGGTGCAGCTTTTTTTGGTCGCCCTGGTGGGCGCTTAGTTGTTTGATTCATAATAGTATTAAATTAAAGTTCGAAAAAGAGATAAGAGAGTAAGGACCGAAGTCCGAACTCAATTACCAGTGTATTTTACCCGAATGTAGCGCCTGAAGTGGCTCCTAACGCGGTTCCAAGGATGTTAGACCCGTCTACAAAGCCATTTTCGGTTACCCGAACACAAGCAGCCTCAGCTACAGCATCAAGAAGAATTGTGTTATCTCCTTTTTTAAGTGTAACAGAGCTCGCTGCGGCAGTAGCGGTGTTTGCATTAAGAGATCCAGAGTCAAGAAAGTCAACAAAAAAGATCATTCCATTTGGAGCCGTTACGTTCACTACGTGAGTACACGCAGCGTCCGCACCCTCAGCATCTATAAGGATCGTTCTTGATTTTACCGCGAGGCTGTGAGTAGCTGATGTATCTGCTGCGGCGATAGAAAGAGTCACCGTTTCTGATGCCCTTTCTGAAATTAAAGGAAAAATATTAGCCATTTGTTCTAAATATTATGAAGATCAAGAGAAAGCCCCGAAGGGCCTTCTCAATCACTTCAGATTAATTATTTCAATACAACGTGCTGGTTAGCAGCGCGAGTAACGAGGTTACACTCAGAACGGTAGTTAAAGATAGCAGTATCCTTACCGTTTGCAGCGTTGGAGTGTCCGAGAACACCACCACCAGTTACCCAGTGCTCCATCTCACGAGAGTAGCTTCCAGCAGCCTTGTAGTTCATCTGCAAAGCTGGTGACTTAACACCAGACTTAGCGTCAGCAACTTGAGACATTGGAATCATAGCTCCTTTAAAGACATTGCTCAAAGCACCCAATGTTGGGTCATTTAACAGCTTCCAGTCGTGCTTGTGGAAAGTATATCCACCACGAGTAAATGACTTAAAGCCAAGCCGTACAGCCATGTCAGCGTCATTGTTAAACGCACCGAACTGACCAGCCAAGCCAGCAGTCACCTGTGTAGCGATACCGCTAGCGAGCATGTCGTCGAGATCCAAAGATGTTGCTCTGTTTACGTACATAGCGTACTCAGCAGGAGCTCCTTCTTTGTCGAGTTCGAGGATGATCTGATCGACATCGCTCATAGAAGCGAACGAACCCTGAGCACCACCAGAAACGCTAGCTGTGATACCTCTAGCCTCTACAGCAGAAAAATAACCTTCAGACCCAGCAATGGAAGTACCTTGGGCATCACCCATGCCGATTGAGTCGGCAGTTGTGGTTACTCCCTGAGAGTACAACAACATCATCTCTCGCTGATTCATGAACCGCTTACGAGCATCCATTTCGTTCTTCAAGTACCACATGTACTGTCCGTTTACGTTCAACCAACCGATGTTAGTAGCCTGAGATCCGCTTACCTCGTACATCTCCTTAGTGATGATGTATGGGTTGGTTCTCTTTACCAGACCAGTTTGATAGAATGAAGAAGGCTGATCGGTTCCCTGAGCGTAAATATTTCCAATAATGGCAGCTGTCTTACTAGTAGTTCCAATTGCGGTTGTGTTTCCACCCTTGAGGCTAGCCACCTTAACAGAAGATGTAGCAGCATCAATATCTACTACAACTACTCTCTGCCCGTCGTGCAACAAAAGAACATCGTTTAATCTAACGTTCTCGCCAACAGGGTCATTGTCGCAAGCAAGAACACCTGGCTCAGCTGCTGTAAGAGCAGTGTAAGCAAGTGTTTTGTGTAGTCTGCCTTCTTCGTACCACTCAGAAAGGTCAGCAGTCCCTGCGTTCTTTTTAGCTCCTGTGAGCTCCAAAAAACCTGTAATTCCTTGATCCCCAAATGTCTGGACATACAAGTCTTGTACGTCTGGTTTTGTTGGGTCCAACAAAGCTCCTAGAGAAATATAATTCTCTGGGGTTGTTTTCAAGCCCGATCCACTTAGCGATCCGCCAGTGTTGTCAGCCTTATTTACTAAGCTATTAGCCATAATATTTTTTTTAAAAATTAGATAAATCCGAACCCTCCCTTATTCACCCCCAGCGCTTCTTTTAGTTGCTGAGTCAGTGGGTCGGGTCCATTAGGTGCTTGTCCTTGATTTGGAGACGTAGGAGATACGTTCGCTGCTTTATTCACAATGCCGCGCTGACCGTCGGACATACCCTGTCTGTAAACAGACTGGACAATGCTCTCTACGTTGTCAATCACAGCTCTGTGCATATTCAGAGTGTCGTAATCCCAGCTCCCGTCCTCTCGCACATAAGGATCGAAAAACTCGTCAAGGCGAGTGTTTTTTTCAGCCAGCTGATTCTTGTAGTTCTCATCCATACCGAAAGTAAACGTCTTGTCATTTCCAAGATTGAATTCAATCCCTTCCATAGCATCCAGTTCACTACGCATGTTTGAAATCCAAGTATCATCAATCGGCGAAGAGTCTGCTTCTGCTTGGCGTTCTGGGGCCTGATACTGCAATCGCATATCGTCAATCCCCTTACGCGCATTAGATGCGTCTATCTTCATTTGCAGTTGCGAAAGCTTCACCTCGTCTTCTGAGTTAAGATCTGGATCGAGCTTATACTTGCTAGAGACCAACATACCGATTTCTTCTTGCGATAGGTTTGGGTAATCAGATGCCATCTGGACCTGAATAGCAGTCATGTCATCCATTTCGGATGGGTTCATTGACTGATAGATAAACCAATCTTGTGGGTCGCGGCCAGTCTTTTCGACAAAATCCGCAATCACAGAAATACGCTCGTCAATCTCTCTTTGCTCCTGCTGCTGCGCCTGTAAGTCGTCAAGTGAGCTTACGTTCCTCCCAAGCCTTTCGCTAAGGAATTCGAACACAGCCGTCTCGACTTCTTCTGGTGCATATTCTTGCTGAACCTCTGGTTGCGCTTCCGTTGGTTCAGAAAAAGTTTCTTGTGGTTGTTCAACCTCTGGAGCAGCTTCCTGTGTAGGCTGTTCTTGTGGTTGATTCATTTGAGCTACCTCTTCATCGCTTACGAAGCTAAATGATGACGTAGACTCTTCTGGCGTAGAGACAACAGCTTCTTGAGCCGTGTCTTCTACTGGGTTGGTGTTTTCTTGATCCATTAAATTTTACTTGAAGTGCAAATATATAACTTATTTGCTATCTGTTATTTAGAGCTCTTCTTCCAGCGACTTACCCTGCCCTTCTCTCGCTTCTCTTTTCTTCCTCTGGCTTTATCTGCTGTAGTTAACTCAGAGGCTGTTGCTGGAGTATCTTTAGATATTCTTTTAGTTGGTCTAAATGAGCGATCACCTTTTGAGTAATCCTTATCTCCAGATAAAGTCCTCCAGTCCTCTTTAAACCAACGCTTTAGGTTAAGACCTGCTTTAGTTTTTCTTACCGCCATTGCCCCAGTTTTTAGCACCTACCTTTCTGCATTTAGCTAAAGCCCCAGAAGCATAGGCAGAAGGCCATACGCTGTATCGCGACTTCACTTTATGATAGCAAGCATCTTTTACAGAACCCCCTTTCTTGTACTTCTTGCAACCGCAGTTGCTTTTCTTCTTTGGTTTCATGAGTGATTTGCGATCTTAAACTTGGCTTCCTTTACGGCGCCAGGGTGGGGCTTGTAGCCACCCTTCATAAGAAAGTATCTACCCCTCTCCTCCATCCAGTGAAATCCACTAGGAGCTGCGACAGCCTTAGTAGCCGTGCTAACCTTTAACTTACCACCCTTGTTGTACTTTACAGCATTCATCTTAACAGTTCCATTTACGTAACGCAAGAGCCTTCCTGGTTGGCTTTCCGTTGGGTTTTTTCATAGGTCCTTTTACCCCAGACATTCTGGCGCAGAAAGACTTTCTTCTTTTTGCTGCCTTGCTGCCTTTCTTAAGTTTAGAAGGGGGTGTGGTGACAGCGGTCTTTATGTTACTTCCTGTCTCTCTGTTGTATTTAGCCACACCAGCCTTGGTAAGTCCGCCAGATCGGGACTTATGCTTGCCCATCTTCAGGCTAACGTTCTTCTTCTTTTTTACCCTAGGCATAGAGCAAAGATAATAAAAACAAAATAAGAGATTTATACCGTTTCGTACTCCTTAGATGGATCGAAAAATATAACGGAACTAGAAACAGCATAGCCGATTATTCTAGAATAATATCCAGAAGTGGTTGGAGCCGTTGTGGTGACGCTTGCGTTGTTGCTTATATACGCTCTGCTTCCTGGGGTTAAATTAGTGGCGGTTGTTTTCACAAAACCCTCCAAGCACATACCCACACCAGTGTTTCCCCCCATTGAGATCCCCAGCATTTTTGTGTTTGCTGAAGCGCTATTAGGTGCAGCGGGTAACCACGCTACTCCAGTATAGTAGTAAACCCTACCAGCAGAAGAGTTAGTCCCTGAAGACCCACCATAAGTAGTTGTTGAGGCTCCTGCGCCTGTATTTCCAGCGCTACTAATTCCAGATCCCACATGAACTGTTCCGCTTGAAGCTACATCCGAAAAAGATAGATTTCCCGAACCATCAGTGGTAAGGGCTTGGCCGTTAGTTCCTGTGTCATCAGGAAGAACTAGGGTATAGCTAGCTCCTGCACTGTGGGGAGGCGATTGTATTTTTACTCCGTGAGTATTTACATTGCAGTTAAGCTGAATCGCACCATCGTTGGTATCCCCTTTAACTTCTAAAACACCCGTGCCGTCGGGGGATATTATTACATTGCCGTCAGAAGTGCTTGAAATATCATTTCCATTAACATCCAGGTTACCACCCAACTGAGGTGAGGTGTCATCAACCAGGGCTGCAAGTAGCCTCTTCCAAACACTAGCCATGATTATTATTTATCTTTTTCAGCTTGAGCTTCAAGCCTGGAAAACTCTTTTTCTAGTTTCTCTAAAGTCTTAGCAACAATGGCTGCGTCAGAAGCCTTAATAGTTGATGATTCTGCACACTGCTTCAGAAAGAAGACTTCTTGAATGTCTAACTTCATTTGAATTAATTAAAAGATTAAATTTATTTAGCCTCCAGCTGATTGTTCAGCTTTTGAACTATACTACTAAGCAAAAGTACATCTTTTCCCTCAAACTTAGACTCAGACAACAAAATAAGTAAATAATTTAATTCCTGCTGACCTAAGGTGTCGGTTGATACCTGGGATTCAGGCTTCTTGTTTCCTAAAAGGGGCATATATTAAGATATGTTAGTGCAGATGTAAAGATTGTCAGAAGTCTTATCAAACCAGAAAGATCCAATCCCTCCAGACTCGTCTGTCTGAATAGGAGTTGCGTTATCCTTAACCTCCATGACAGCAATAGGGTGAAGAGAGTCTCCAGTTCTTGCGTTCTTGTAGTTTTCTACGTGCCATCCAGTCAAAGGACCGTCCTTAAGCCATCGAAGCTCAGGCCACTCAGTAGCGGTTGAGCTAGCATTAACCTGAATACCAGCGTTGTTAGCGGTGGTGACGGATGCGTTGGAAACATTTCCAAGAGTAATCAATTTGTCTTCAACCAAGATAGTTGAAGTATTCATGGTTACGGTATCTCCCTGAACGGTAAGGTTACCAGTAATTGTCGCGTCCCCCCCAACGCTAAGGTTGCCAGTTGCATTAACGTTAGCGAACGTAACGTTAGATGAAGTGCTTAATCCAGGAGTTGTGGCAGTAAGGGTAGAGTTAGCAAAAGTTAAATCTACGTCTTGCTGATTGTTGCTGCTGTTATTTACAGCGAAGTCTGTGTCATCGCTGATGTCGATAACCCCCATAGTAACCTCCTGAATACCACTACCGCTTGCATTTAGCTGAAGGTAATTAGTTGTTTGGGTTCCATTGGCTACCCCAAGGAGAGACACATTAGGGAAAGACAAACCAATAGCCCTAGCGGAAGCTAGCTCAGTGTCTGTCGAAGGAAAGTTTCCAGAGTTGTCGGTAGATATATGAACCGCTGCATCAGAAAGCTTGACAAAAGAAATACCACCATCCTTAACCCGTACGTCTCCAGATGCACTTGCAACCTCAATAGTAACGTCGTCTGGGTTTACAGCAATATTGTTAGCGGTAACCGTAATACCACTCTGACCAGCCACGTTGATCACGCCATTAGATTGGGTCAATCCGTTACCAGCAACGGTTGATGAAAGAGCCACACCTGCTGCGTCAACAGTGATACCTCCATTTGCAGCTGGCTTCACCCTGATGAAAGAATCTCCACTGGCTATGTTTCCTGCGTTACCTCCAGCGGTAGCAGAAGTTTCAATTCCATTGCCTTGATTTACGGATTGAATGTCGCCCGCTCCAGAACCGAAGTTTTGAGCTGCGATATAATCAAACACGCTATTTCCAGTCACAAGACCCTCCTGGCTGTTTGCAATAGAGGCACCTACTGTACCAGTGTTGGGAGCTAAATCCTCCTGGGTTAATACTCTTTTCCAGACTGAAGCCATATCTCTTACTTTTTATTTGATACAAATATACGATTAATTATCTATCCCAAAAAACAACTGATTACTGGTGTTGGCATATATACCTCCAGCAACTGGAGTAGGAGCTGTAGACTGTCTTGAAATAGATACAACTTTTTCTTCGTTTAGTGTAAGCGCCGCTACGTCGCCACTATCGTTGCCTACAAAAAGCTCCATCTTAGTAGAAACCCCTGGTCCGTATCCAGCAGACTGAACCTGAGTGAATACCATTTTTCCAGCTGTTGCTTTATTGCCGCCTATGCTAGAACCAAAGAAAGCCACTTGAGCTATTACGTCTCCAGATTGGGTTTCAGCTAGGGATCCTTCAGAGCCTCTAGATCTAAAGAGGTTAATAGCGGGTGAATTAGAGCTGCTGTTTCTTGTGACCAAAACAGACTCAAACTGAGGTGATTCTGTCCAGTCATAATCGTTTTCAAGATCACTTAATTTTGCAAGCACAGAATACTTGCTACCCCCTGGTATAGAGCCCACCTCCGTCCAGGAAGAATCGCTGGTCCAGTCGTTTCCGTTGTAAACAAAAGCCTTGTAAGTGTTGTTTACTTGGGTTACAGCAAGGAAGCCGTTAGTCTGTACTTTATTTGAAAGGGAAGATCTGTCGCTGGTGGAATCAAACAAACCAAGACCCTTTACTTGATCCTGAGTCACATCTATTATGGCCTCCGTAGAGTTATTGTGCCTTACTAGTCCTGGAAATACTGGCATTAGAATGAAATAGATATAGGTGTGTTAATACCGAAGACTCCAGAATCGTTAGATCTATAAATATTATACTCAGAAACTACTCCATATTCATTTTGGATGTTAAATGTAGTGGAGTTTGTAGATGGGTTAATCATTATTTGAAAATCAGAAACGACTTGAAATCCATTGTCCTGAATTATACTAGAAATAACCCCAAAACTAACTGGGTAAATTATATAGGTAAAGTTTCCGTTAGTGTTTGTTCCAGAATCCCCAGATGTATCTATGACAGACTCATTGATTAATCCGTTAAATATTGTGGAAAGACCACCAAACAATGTCTGAGCAGCAGCAGAATCAGCAAGAGAGGCTGTTGAACTAGACCCGACCTTAACCCTTCTCCTCCATTGAATGGCTTTACTTGCAGAAAATATGTTTATACTTTCCCCTCCCCCATCATCTACGGCAGAAACCTTTAAAAAGTTAGATGTAGGGACTGAAGGAATAGACTCAAAAACAGTAGATAAGGTTGGGGCAAAAACATTATCAGCGAGTCCGCTTTCATGAACGATATTATTAGCGATAAAAGAAACAGAATTATCTTGAGTTTTTGAGGTGTCGGGTATACTAAATGTAAATCCATTTATCCTAATTCCAGCCCCCACCTCTCTTACTGGTACGTTGAAAAGCTGTTGATATGAACCCCATTCGCCATTAGAACCAAGCTGAGACACGCTCAATGAGTTGAGAAATATCACGGTGGTGCTATAAACAGAAAGCATATCAATCAATATATCCTCTAAAGAAGTGCCTATAGATATAGGAGTGGTCATATGATCGAAAGCAGGGTCGTTGTTGGTTATGTTTATAACCTGAGTGGTTAGCGTCTCACCATCACTTCCAGTGCCTGTAGACCCATTGGTGGCGGATGTAATTCTACCCTTTTCATCTACGGTAATGTTTGCAGACGTGTACTGACCTGGTGTTACGTTAGTATCTGGAAGGCTTATAGTTCCAGCGGAGGTTATAGTTCCTCCAATGAGACCCTCCCCAGCAGTTATACTGGTTACCGTTCCTCCGCTACCAGAGCCCCCACCAGACCCCACAGCAGCAACAAATCCTTGGGAAACTGTAATTGTATTGTTTGGCGCTGGAGTTGATACGCTGATTGTGTTTTTAACCGTTGGGCTAGAAACAATGATCTCTATGGTATCTCCTACAATTACAGCCATGAAACAAAGATAAGAAAATAAAAAAAGGCCCGCGAGGGCCTTCTTTGTGATCGTGTAAGCTGTATTATACGACGGTAGCCTCAGGGAATGCCTGATCGACGGCTGCGTCTACGATCACATCCAGGTCTGTCTCTCCAGCGTCGTTATTGTACTGAACGTTTAAGTTGTGCACAAACACACCCCCGTTCTCTACAGCCCGCATAGAGATGTATACGTTTTCTTCATGTACGCTTACCTGCATTACAGATAGCGTTGGATTTAAAAGTGTGAAGTGGTTTTCGAACTCTTTCTCACCTGTGATAGTCCAAGACTTTGATTGAAATAAAAATGCCATAATGTTGTTTTATAGTGACAAAGATAGTAAAAACAAAGTTACGGCTTGATTCCGTATTCACCAGCAGGAAGCGTGTAAGTAACCTCGCCTCCATTAACCATGTCTAAATATGTGTATGTTTTTGAAGAGGACACCTCCATGCTTTCGTAAGTGGCCTGCCACTGACCTTCTCCAACTTGAACGCAGTCATCTAATTGTTCTTCATTAAACTTCCACAAAAAGTTAGGAGATCTAGAGTCCGCCCAGGATTGATTTAAATCATCCTCGCTCGTAATCGTTACTGTATATATTGCCATATCAAACTATGTATATAAATTCAGGGTTACCAGAATCAGCGTTTCCAAAACCGATAAGCGAAGGAGCTGGACTGGTGAAATTAATAAAGGTGCTTGTACTTGAGTTGGTGGAGGTGCCGCTCACCCTTATGTATGGCGCTTTGTCGAATCTGCCACAACCATACCAGCTTCCACTTTTCTTACCAAAAACATAATAAGCAAAACTAGAGTATTTACTCTCAAGGAACTCAGTCCAACCAGTATCGCTTCCAATTCGCGTAAAACTAGTTATGCTGCTTGCAGATCCATCCCCCCTAGTTCCCCCACCAAAGCCACCGCCATTTCCGCAATGGTAGTGGTGACCATCGGTAGTTTTTATAGCCTTGATGTAGTTAGCACCCACATGGACGCTTTGCCAGTCCGTGTCGGAGTTTGCTGTACCAGGAGAGGTCTGATCGCCAGAGCCCGAAAGACCAAGTTGATTTGACCCGTCATCCCCCCAGGTAACTAAAGTCCCCCCCTTTATAGCGGCAGAAGCTTCCTGACCTGTAGAGATTTGAGTCCAATCGGTGTCAGTTCCTATTTGTGTCCAAGACGTAGTGTTACTGCTAGTAGTCCCTTGTCCTGTTCTTCCGCTTCTGTTGCGGCCCGCGCTATACAAAGCGCCTGTAGTTTTTATTGCGACGCTAAAATCCTCTCCGCAAGAGACTTTTGACCAGTTTGTGTCAGTTCCAATCTGAGCGAAAGTGCTATACTGAGAACTCGTGTTTCCTCTTCCTAGCTGACCATAGCTATTAGTGCCTATCCCCCAAAGTGTTCCGTCTGTCTTTACAGCAAGTGTGTGGTTATCGCCGCAGCTAAATTCAGCAACTGAAGTTAGCTCAAGTCCAAACTGACGCACGTAACCTCCGTAGATACCGCTACCACGATAGTTGCTACCACTGCTGACCATAAATAGGTTTCCTGAGCTATCTAGCATGCCCATTGCGTATCTCCCCCCTTTTACCTTAGCGATGTCAGAAGCGCTTGGAGGTGAAGACACACTAGAGTGAAACTCAGCCGTTCTGTAAACGCTTGGTGATTCCCCATGCGTCATAGTATTGCTCCCATATGCGCCACCGCCAAGAGCAAGGATTCCAGAACTGGGTTCTGATGTACCGCCGCCGCTTGGGACGTCTTGTCCGTTTATTGATGCTATGTTTGCCACGTCTATTCCGTTATGTGATGTTATGTCTGGCATTATGCAAGAACTATAAAGTCGTTAGATGGGTTAAACCAAATCTGTCCGTTAGTGCTGTCTAGGCAGTAGCCTACTACGCGAACTACGTCTCCAGTCCCTGAGGGAACAGCACCCGTGATATCTCCAGCGGTTGTTGAAACATACAACTCATCAGCGATAGTTCCTGGGTCGTGATCGAGAGTAAACATACCACGCAACAACATTCCGTCAACATCAGGGTCAGTACCCAGAGCGATAGCCAGCATCACGCCACCTGCTGTGCCTGTGGCATCAGCATCAGCTGCTGTCCACCCCCCGCTTGAGTTGAGGTAACAAAGCTCTCCCTGCGTAGTAGAACCTGACCCGAAATACATCACATCCCCATTGTGGCTGAAGTGTGTGTCTGCTGTCTTATTTATCGTGATCCCTTCCGTAACTTCAAGTGTACCGTTAACCTTTATGACATCATTATCGAACTCACCATAAATAAGCGGGGTGGATGTATTTGAGTTGGCTATATAGAGCTTGTTGGAATCTGTAGTAACGGCTGATCCAGCTTGATAACCAACGAAAACGTTAGAAGCTCCTGTCGTTGTAGCTAATCCAGCTTGATAACCTACAGCTGTATTACCAGAACCAGTAGTTAATGCAGTTAAGGCTTGGTAGCCTACAGCTAGTGTGTTGGATGTAGTTGAACCTGAAACACCCATAGCGGCCTGATAACCGACAGCAACGGTATTGTCACCTGTTCCGTATCTGAACGCCGAAGAACCAATGGAAACGCTATACGCTGCGTCAGTGGATACGTTACGCATCGAAGCATTGCCGATAACGACGTTGTTTCCGCTCCCAGTCGAAACACCCTCGCCTGCTTGCCCGCCGATAAGAACATTATTACCTGATGAGGTTACGTTGTATCCAGCGTTATAACCAACAAACGTATTGATAATGCCACTTGTAAGACTGAAGCCTGCTAGCCTGCCGATTGCCGTGTTGTGAGACCCAGAGACAGTCGTGTCTAACGCCTGATACCCGAAAGCGGTGTTATTAGACCCTGTAGTCAGCGCAGTTAACGCTTGGTAACCGACAGCGGTGTTTGAAGCCCCTGTAGTCAGTGCAGTTAAAGCTTGGTAACCGACGGCTACCGTGTTAGAGAAGGTGGAAGATCCAATTACCCCCTCAGCAGCTTCAGACCCAACCGCCGTGTTATTAGAGCCCGTGCTTCTGCTGTTTGCAAGATAACCGAATCCAGTGTTATTGCTGGTAGTGACATTAAATCTATTTGCTTGAAAGCCAACACCTGTATTATTGGCACCCGTAGTAACAGCGTAGTTTACTTGATAACCAACAGCTGTATTTTTAGCCCCAGAAGTCAGCGATGTCAAAGCCTGGTGGCCGACTGCTACTGTGTTAGTAAAGGAAGAGGTAGAACCTCCCTTTGCTGCTAAACCACCAACAACTACATTACTGGAGCCCGTGGTATACATATTGGCTTGAGTACCAACCGTCACGTTGTAATTTCCAGTTGTATACCTCTGAGCTTGCTGACCAATAGCTACGTTTTGATTAGCATATACAGCTTCTCTAAGAGCAAATGAACCGATTGCTGTATTTGAATACCCCGTTAAGCTTTGTTCCGCATCACCAATAATAACATTCTCTGTGCCAAAAATAGCTTTAATCTTCCCGTCGTTTCTAAGCTTAATTTTTTCAACCGCACTACTAGTTGTGTAGTCGTTAATCTTGAGGTCTCCGTTTATCTGAACGAGACCTCTGTTGGCTGAGGCCGACCCGTTGCTAAACTCTAAAACCTTACCGCTGTTGTTGTTAGCCGCGTTGTGCTGTACGTACTTAAATGCTCCGTAATCGTTAACGGTGAATAGCTCAGGCTCAATTTTAAAATACTTTCCAGTTGAAGTGTTTCTAGATGTTAATCCACCCGTCTGAGTATGAAAGTCTATGCGGTAGTCGCTTCCACTTTTCTCAAGGTAAGCAGAGTTAGCATTGCTTGCCCCCCACATCTGGGCAGCAAGTCCGAACTCAATCCTGCCCTCGTTATTCCTGTCCAGCTTCAGATTACCGTCCTCAATGTAGATATGCTTATCCGTACCACTTACATGAAGGGCTTGGCTAGGTGAGGTTGTACCAATACCTACATTACCAGTAGTGTAGTAGATGTCGTTACCAGTAGTCGTCCAGGCAGAGCTCCCCCCTGAGGTCTGATCAGCATACTCCAAAGCTGTGGCTCCAGAGTTTACGACTAACACTTGACCCGCCGTTCCTATAGCTGGAATATCGGTTAAGTCCGATATGTTAGCGGCTGCAATTCTTGAATCTACAGCCCCATCAGTGTAACTAACTTTTGCTGTGTTTGCCGTTATTGCCGAAGCTTGCCCTGACGTTATTCCCGTCTTTGCATTGTTTGCAGTTATGTCAGAAGCTTGCTGCGTAGTGATGCCAACCTTTACAGAATTTGCAGCTACCGCGCTTGCATCAGTGTAGCTAACTTTTGACGTATTAGCGGTAATAGCTGATGCTTGCGCGGAGGTTATAGTTGTGGTGTCTCCAGCAAGAGCTGTAGTGCTAGTAGTACCCAAGGAGAGTGAAGATCCTGCGGCAAACGATAATTGACCGTTTCCGTCTGTCTTGAGAAAATGACCAGCAGAACCATCTGCGGTTGGGAAAGAGTAAGATATGCTAGATGTGTCGCCCACCTGTATGGCTCCATTGAACCTTACATTACCATTTACATATAAGTTAGCAGAGGTTGGTATTTGACCAGACTCATTTACAGATATAGTGGCGTCACTAGCAAAGAGGCCAGGTATAGATCCGCCCGTTGTTGAAGAAAATATAGGACTAACAAATTGATATCCAGCTGACGGGCTACCTCCGATTGCGTTAACAACATAGGTTCCTGGGGTGTCTTCAAGGAGCTTAATGTTGTTGTCAACTGGATCCCAAACTAAAACCCTCTGATACAAAGGGCTTACATCCCCTACGGTTGGTATTAGTTGTGTGGTTAGATTAGCTGCATTAAAATCTAAGGAAACGTTGCTAATATTATTTATATTACCCGTTACGGTTCCGTCTGATCCAGGCTGACCTTGGATACCCTGAGGGCCAGAGGGACCGACTGGACCTAAAGGTCCTTGAGGTCCTTGAGGGCCTTGAGGACCTTTCGATACTGTAATCTTAACCTTTGCCATTATTTAACTGAGTCGATGGTTACGTCTTCATTTACTTTGAATGTACCAAATATCAAGGTGTCTACAGAAAGCACAACATCTGGGTCTGGGGCTGGATCCGTCCTGGTTTGTTGAATATCATAAACATAAAGACCAGAATCCATAATCATGTTAACGGCATCAACAGAGAAAGTAACCAAGCCAGGGGTGTCAGCAGAAATTTTAGGGGTTACATCAACTACATTTAACTGATCGGTATCACTAAGTCGGACATCCATCTTAAAGGCGTACTTGTTTCTTTGGTCATTGAGGTCTAAGGCCACACCGCTTTCGTCTTTAAGCTCTAGATTAAGTGTAAACGTATCTCCTTTTCTACATATTAAATCAAGACGCTGTGACCTGTCTAAGTTTAAAACCTTACTCATCTTATCCTAGTATTTCTGATGTTATGTCTGCCGATTGCTCTGGTAATTCCCCTCTCTCACCATTTCTTTGAGAAAGCAACTTGCTCTGCTCAACGGCCTGCTTTTTGACTCTATCGTCCTTACGGTCATCTTTTGTGTTTTCGATCTGAGACTTAAACTGCCTTTCTGATTCAGACTTGTTGGACATAGCATCAGCCTTAATGATCTCTATCTCTTTTCTAAACCCGTGTTTAACTTCCTCTAGCTGAGCTTCAAGCTGGGCTTTTAACTCCAGCTCTTGAGCTTTTAGTTGAGCTTCCATTTGCATCTCTTGCTGTCTAGCTTCAGATGATGCTTGAGCTGACTGCTGTTGAATCTGAGCTTGCTGCTGAGAATTCTGCATAGCAACCTGTTGTTGTTTAGCCATTCTCTTTTTTCTACGAACAACAAGAAGCTTTTCAGCTTGGTTTATATCTCTTAACTGACGAACAGCTATGGCGTCCTCTAGATCTATTTCCTTCTGACTAAGAGCTATCTGAATATTTTGTTCTAAGTACTGACGCTCAGAATCTTCCATTTCTTTAACTACACGAACCCCAAAGTTGTACATAGATAAATTGTGGAAAGAGGTCAAAACCGACATGTTTTCCACCCCAATAGCGTTTTCGTAAATACGGTGTAGAATAGAGTCGGGATGAATTACCTGTAAACACTTAACAATATCGCTACAAACCTTCTTGTAAAGAATCATAGAAGCGTTAGTAATATCATATATAGCGTTGTTGGCTGCTGCCAAGGCTTGTTGACGAACACCAACAAGCGCATCACCCTTAGGAGAAGAAGCGTCCATCACTTCGTTAATTCCTGTCGCGTCGCGGATCATCTTTAGGTAGTGGTTATACAGCCCTATCAGTTCATTTACGTTTCTAATGCTGTTGCCTATTTCACGAATAGGTGGGTTTTGGAACCCCCCCTCTGGGTTTTTACTCCTGTAGTAGAACACGCCAGTCTGCTCATAAATGTCGTGTAAGTCCAAAGGCTGTAATTCCCCGCCTTTTCCCAGCTGAACGTTTTCTAACCCCTCAATATCAATGATGATACCATCTGGTTTTGCTTTAGCGACTGCCTGCTGAATCTTCAGGTGAGTAAGCTGTAATTGATCAGCGAAACCGATGCAGCTATCAACCATAGACTTAGGCATCATGTCTAAGATGTTTGTAGAACAAACCGAATACGACAGGTTGGTTTTAGAGATGTCGTGAACGTTTTTAGGTATGTTGTTTTTCTTGCTGTAATTGAAGAGAAAATCAGTACCCAAAACATAACAACCTCCATATATAGAAGCAGACTCTAGCTTAACAACCTCCCTGTTAAAAACAGAGTTTTGAGGGCCTTTGTAGTTTTCACCTTTAGAGTAAAACCCCACATTACCATATCTGCTTTCTTTATTCTCGAAGTATTCGCAATCAACAGACATAAACTCAAAGTCAAGCACCTCAACCATGTATTCGTCGTAACCAAAACTAGACCTATTGTTTGTTCTATCATAAGAGGATTGAGACAGCTTGCCTGAATCGTATCCATATTTCTTTTGAGCTGTTTGAGCAATCTCCTTAAACTCCTCCTCGGTAAACTGATCTCCAGCCATGCGTTTTAACTCATGGATAGGAACATACCGAACATGACCAGCATAAGTAAGGTCAGAAAAATTTGGATCTTCTGTAAAGCTATGAACGAAGTTAACGGGATCTATGTAGTCAGTTTTTATCCCATAACTAGGGTCGTTTGACCTCTTCACCACGGACATACCAGTAACGGCGAGATCGTTTACGCACCTCCTAAGAACAGAGTCGTTAAAATCATTCCAGTCAAGCGTCAAATTAGTACCTATTTGTGCTGCTATCTCGGAAGAAGACTTAATGTTTTCTCCTATAAATATTTCAGCCTCCTCTAGCGTTTCTGGTATCTCACTAGAGCTTTTGCCTACAACAACGCCTGTTTTTTCTTCAATCTTGACTAGTTGATTTTTAGCCAGTATCATCATTTCTATCTTTCTTCTTTCTTTGTCCTTCTCTGAAGAAGACAGAGGGTCAATAGCTTCTAGATTAGGATATGGAGAGAGCGATAGAATTTTGTTTACAACGATTCGAACGAACTTGGGTAAAATAGGAACTGGAGTAAAATCAATATTGATCATACTTCCATCGCCATTGTTAGGGTCTAAAGAGGTAAGAAGAGACTTGTAAATGGCCGTGTCCTGAGTTCCATTTGCGTACCTTCGATTTCTTTCAAACGTTTTTTTTCTATTCCCAAAAATAGAATTATGCTGATCCATCTTGCCCCACTGTTTGTACACAGCTTTGGCATAGCTAAGACCATATTCCTTGCTTTGTTTTTGCTCAGAAGGTGCTAAAGGGTCTGGAAAGCTAGATTTTTTGTTATTACTGTACATTTGCAATGAGCTGAGTTATTATAACTCCAATGCAAATATAGTAAAACTAGAAGTGCCAGGCTTTAGGCTTGTGAGTCCTAAAAAACTTCTTATTACCAAGGTCTGAAACAACACGCTCTTTCTTTTTAGATTTCTGAGCACCAAGAAGCGCCAACCCAGAGCTGATTGTCAAGTCAAACTTAGTCCTCTTGTCTATTTTATACGCAATCCAATCCTCTAAGGTTTTGTTAAAGTACATATTTCCAAACTCCTCAGTCTCAGCCTTTATGCCTACATGGTCATGTATATAGGCTTCGATAGATTGAGCGTGAGACTGTATCACATCTTGTGAGTTCGATGGAATACCCTTAGTCCTTACGTTAGCAGATGAGTTGCCAGTCTTTAAGAAATCAGGTCGATCCATTAAGTAACCGTCGTAACCTCTTGACTCAAAGTACCTTACGATACCGTACTTATTGTTCTCTACAAGCAAAGGATATCCGTAGAAAAAAGCGCACATCAATACATCTTCGTAAAATATACTGGCAAGGTCAGGGCGAGACGCATACTCCACAACAAACATATTTGAAGGGGCATCCATACTGAACTTATTATACATATGAAGAGCACCTTTAGATCCCCTGCCGTCAACGGTAGCGTCTAAATCATACGAGTCAACACCTCCTACTCCGATATGCGAATTAGGGGCCACCTTTTTGCCTCGCTCGTCACTCTTCTGATTTCTTAGGTGATCGGGTGGCATCCAGGACACCCTAAACCTACCATTAGGATCTGGAGAGAAAACAACCTCTTCGTCTTTCTTTCTCCACATGAAGTTACCCTTTACTACTGGGCTAGGAAACATATCTTCATTAAACTCTATTTGCTGGTAGATCTTACCGATATTAAATAGACTGCCCTCGATACTATCTCTAAAGGCCTCGTCCTCAGTAAAAGGGAACTGACGAATGATCTCGTTTAGTTCAGAGGGGTCGTTTTTAAAGGAGCTGCGCTCGTTTTTAAGGTAAGTCTTACTGCCTTGATCAATAACCTCCCCGTCTATACCATGTATATGTACGTTTTGGGAGGGGTCATCAATAACAGCGTTACCGTAAACATCAAAGAACCCTTCTAGTGCGTTATAGGCTGGGATGAATATTCTGTATAGTCCTGACCTAGTTCGTCCGTTCTGATTTCTTTCATTAGGATCGGAGTCAGCCCATAACTCTCGGTACTCTTCACCTCCTTTATTCATGGGGTTTACTGTACTCCCCACCAGAGCTTTACCGACCACTCTTTTACCCACGATCAAGCAAGTACGCTCAATCCTCCACGCCTCTCTGATGTCAGTGGGTTTCTCCCACTTACCAGCCTCATCGAGATATAACATGTGTAGCTTTTCGCCGTCATATGCGTTGTTCGTGGTGTTCTTCCAGTTGATTACTGAATTAAGGGCATCACCAATCTGAGATGTTTTATTGTTTTTAGTAATACGCTTCGAAGGTTCCCGAAATGCTAGCTCCATACGTGGGTTTGTGGTACCGTCCTGGATAGGCTTAAAAAAGAATGGGTAGCTGCGAAAGATCGCAACCACCTTCTTCATAAAGATGTTTTCCTGCGAGTCTTTACCAGTCTTCGACTGTATGCCAAGAAGCTTCTCTTTAACTTGACTAGCTTCATCCACCAAGACAGCAGAGCATACGTTAGTGTAGCCAGAACGACGACACTTAGTATAAAGCTGACCGAAACAACGAGGGTCAGCTTCACAAGCAGCCATGTGCGTAAAGATGTCTTTTTGGAAAGCGAGGTATGATGGATATCCGATATCAATTTTAGACCATTGTAGAAACATATAGTGTCTCCCTGTAATATACGTAGGTTTCCCATTATTGTAAAACCATACACCGTCACGCCTACGCTGAAACTCTTGTTCGATGTAAGAACGAAACTTGTTCCGAAACTCGGCAGGCTTTTCGAACCACTCATCCATACTGCGTATCCTACGCATTTCCTCTGGCATAGAGATGCGTTTCCACAGCTGCAACTTCTTTGGTTGGTCATGGAAGAGAATTTCCGATTTGCGCGGTTTCTTCGGCAGGACCACGAGTAACCCGTGGAGCTCGACAGTTTCTCCTTCTGTACCGTTAGGGTCGATCTTAATCCCCTTAGCTTCATAACCTTCTATGTCAATTAAATTGGACATCAGTAGCTCTGTCCATGTGAGTTCATTCTACCCAGCGAAGGTACGCCTTCTTTAGGGTTTTTAATCTCCATTTGTTCGCCGCATTCGCACTGCCCTTCAGGGTAGTAAACACTACCGTTCTTAAGCTTCATGGTCAGGCTTCTTACAGATTTCTCTGCTTTACATTTTTTACAAATAAGATTAGGCATAGTTTTTAATTTAATTGGTACCCCCGCTAGGACTCGAACCTAGGACCCACAGCTTAGAAGGCTGTTGCTCTATCCAGCTGAGCTACGAGGGCGTATAGTTAACTTCTAGGTGACAGCTTGTAACTGTCTGATTGTCAAAGTCATAGTCGCCCCAATATACAAGTCCGCTTGGGTTATTTTGAGAATCGCTCTGCGAATCCTCCTGAGTAGTCTTTGTCTTTTTCGATTTCTCCATTGTCGTTTAGTTCTTTAACCATTTGTTCTAGCCTCTGGCGCTCCACCAAAAGCTCTTTACAGTCGATAGCAGTTTGCTTTATGGATTGGAGCTCGGCCTTACGCGCAGAGCCCCCTGCTTCGGGGTCTACTGGCTTTTTGACTTCCTCGATCATATTATTGATAGCTATCTCCATGCTTTGCATGAGTCTTCTAGCGGCGCTTACAGTAGTGAATTTAGACTTCGACATATAACAAATCTTCTGCGCGGGTTCGGTAATACTCCTTACCATCAATGTTAACTCGATAGTCCATGTTCTTGCGAAATCCAACTATGTCACCCACTTTAGCTCCTATCTCATTAATCCAAGGAGCCTCAAACGCGACACGACCTTTTGTGACAGGGACCTCTGATAGTTTAACCAATTCGATAGTGTCCGACTCTTGAACCTCCTCTTCTTCGACTGGCTCAAGAAGGCTCCAACCCGCAAGAGGGCGTATATCCCCAGTATGCTGATCTTTATAAGCAATAGCCTGGTTATTAATAGTATGCTCTGGATCAAAGCGAACAGTATAGTGATTAGGCTCTCCAGTAAGTGCCTGACCTTCGTTAAGCACCACCAGATGATGGAAATAAAGCGTGTCCCCAACCTCAACCCCTGTATCGTGTTTAAAAGGCGCCGCAACAACGGGACCTTCTTGGATTCTGTTTTCAAACTCATTAAATTTAGTATCTATAAAAAGCTCCAGCCCTCCAGGGGTCGTCATCTTATCATCAAGCCGTTTGTCTAGCTTAACGATAAATAAGTCAAATGTTCTCATCAATTAAAAATTCAGATCAAACTCTAACATACAGGGCATCTCATCTATGGATTTCCATAGCAAGGTACCTTCATCGTTCTCAATATATACAAGATATCTCTTCTTGCCAAACTTATGCAAGTGACGTTCATCTTCTAGTATAGCGGATACAACACCTCGGCCAGCTTTCATGCCGATATAATAAGCCATGCCGTCTTTGGGCTCCTTGCCGACGACAATTTTTCTAATAAGTCCTTCCATTTTAGTTTAGGGATATGCCCAAATCACCCAAGAGGTCGTCTAATGAATCGTTTTCTTGATATGCGCTATCCATTACTTCTTTTAGTGTATCTAACTCCGCCCTACTTTCTAGGTTAAAGCTGTACATTGTTTTCATCTCTGCGCTTTCATCTCCATCTTCTACAGCTTCGAAGTCTATAACTCCAACGACTATAGAGGCTAGGGTGCGATCTTTCATTTCGAACTCATCAATTGTCTCCTCCATCTTTTTGACGAGAGAATACATTTCGGCAAAGAAGAGGGTGTCCTTAGGGTTCATGATGTAAATTTGTTTAAGTCAAATATACGACACAATACACATGCCTAGGTCAAGCGTTAAGAAAACAAGGTTATTTCGAGAGGTTTCAAAGCTTCCAGAAAGGTATGTAAAGCATAATCACTTAAAGAACTTGCGTAGCGCTACGGATGACTTTCTGGAGAGCAACCCAGACCTAACCAGATCTTACCTAAACTTGATGCTGTTCCTTTACGATTTAGAATTCTTTACTATATCGTGGGTAGCAGAGAACTACGGTATGTACAAGAAGAACCTAGCTGATAGAATGATATACCCCCTTGTGTCTAGTGGGTACTTATATAAACACTTCGATAAGCTTACACCGTCTCAGACGCTAGAGGACCACCTGTTTCGTGATGAGACAAAATATAATTACAGAGTTCGTTATGCGATGACGCAGAAAGGTAGGCTAGCGGTACAGCGTTTTTACAACACCCTGTAGTAGATACCCTTTTCATCTCGGTAGGCTCGCTTGACCTGACATCTGTTACCGCCACCTTCTTTGAATGACACGTGAATCCATGCGGGGTTCTCGTCATCTCCGAACTCCCAGATCATCTGATCCCAGTGAAGGTTATTTTTAACGAATTTAAATATATCAGCGTTAGTTACCTTTCCGTGGATATCCGCGTCTATATCCAAAGCCTCTCCTGTCATATGCTGAGAGTACTTACTCCCCCCTACAGCTTTATTTAAGTCCTTCCCTCGGTATCCAGAAGACACCCCAATGGGTACACCGAAATGATCACGTATAGGCTGGAAAATGTTTTCCGCTATAGCCTTTAGGTTTCCTATATCCCATTCATCAGGTCTGTTGTCTATTCCCAGACGGGTGGCTGTGTTTGACTTTACCGCTTCCCTGAGTGTTAGGTTTTTGCTTAGCCTCATTAAATTTATTTTTTTCCGCAACAGATGCAGGGTTAATTCTTTTGAGCCGAGGATTAAAGTAGTTTTTACTACCCATTAATTGTAAGCGGCTTTGGGACCTTTACAACTAGCAGGGACTTTACCCTCTTTATCTGGAAGGCATTCAAGTATGGACCCAAGTAAAGACTTTTTGTTACTACTTAAAGTAGCTGCTCCGCCTGCTCTTTGCTCTCCCGCCTTTTCATATAGATCCATAAAATATCTCATAACGGCTGGGTCGCGCAGCATCTTTGCAACTTGTATCTGACCTCTAGAGCTAGTCTCTCCTCTGCCTCCAGTAATTTCTGAAACGTCTCCCTTACTGGGAATAACACCTTGGGTTCTATACTCGCCTTCAGTCTCAGAGGGAGCCTGATATCTTACAGATCCGTTTTGATCAAAAGCCCTTCCTCTAGGGGAAAATCTGGCGCTAGGGTCAAACATTTCGGTTCTTCTCTCTACAGCGGTCGGTGATCGCATAGACTCAAGCATATAAAGCAAATCCTGGGGTTTTCTCCCTTGACTCCTTAAAGCGCCAGAAAGTCTTTCCTCTGGGGATTCCTCTCTGTCCTTAGCTTCAGTATACCTAGGCTTTATCCGTTCTTTTTTTTTTGGAATCATAATTTATTTTTCTCTGCAATTTAAGCCTCGGATTGAAATAGTTTTTACTACCCACTACCTGTTAGAGTAAACCCTATAAAAGGTTTTCTTTGTCTTTGGATCTGTAATAGCAACTAGCTTGTGTTTAGCCTTAAAAGTTGATGGACCTAACTTGTCTGTCGTGACTAAAGCCTTTCTCCTGGCTAATGAAATAGCTTCTTGAGCCGTCGGCGCTTCAGTCGTCCATCCAGAATAAGCGGAAAGATTCTTGTTAGCGACCGTTTCTTTCTTTTCAGCCCCTGTTGCTTTCTTTTTAGGGTCTGTTACTTTTCTCATTGTCGCTTATATGGCCTCATTCTTCCGCTTGGCGTCATTCCCATTCCCTTGTAGTCACTTAGTTTTTCCATAAGGTCTTCCATTCGTGAAGCTCCTTGGCCACCCTGGGCTTCCATAGCAACTTTTCTGCTGTCGTCCCTGCTCATTTCGCTCTCCATCTCCCCAGTATCTAGTGAATAGGTTCCGTCTCCCAATGGGAAGATCCTATAATCCATGTCTTCAATCAATCCTTCTCTGTTAGGATTACCATAGCTCTCCCAGTCTCCGAACACAGGCACAACCTTTCCGTCAGGTAGCTCCATTGAAACGTACTGTTGACCAGAATCAGGAATGGTTTTAATAGACCCTACAGCGTATTGTCCTGCGATCTTAATGCTGTATCCATCGCCTTTTACTTCGCCGCCTTGTTCGAAATCATCAGACTTAACTCCTCTACCTTTAAGAATGTCAGCCATAGTGACCTTTCCGTCACCAGTTAGATCTGGAAACTTACCACCCGCTTTGTACTTGTCTCCGTACTGGCTTCTCTTGTAATCAGAAAGCTTTTCTAGCAGGTCCTCTATTCGTGAAGCTCCCTGCCCTCCTTTAGCAGACTTGGCCAAGCCTAGTTCTTTTTTATTAGTCGGTCTCATAAAGCAAATATACTACTTTTTAGATTTGATATATTTCTTGATATCCTTACGAGTCTGTATATAGCTCTTCTTAATTCTCTTCCTGTCTGCCCTCATGTCCTTCATTGATTCTTTGGCTCCAGGATCCTTGTCTCTCTTTAATTGCTTGGCAATAAACTTTCGTCTTTCTACTGCGTGGCGAGCAAGCTGTCGAGCTTTTCTTCTTATGGGCTTCATACTACAAATATAGTTACTCCCTAATAGATAAAATAGGGTGAACAACGCTGCTCATAAACATCAGTACTAAGCAGTAAGAAAGAAGCTGTCCTTTATCTAGTTCTAATAACCCTATCACCCCCACAGTAGCAAACACACCAAACATAACCCTAGATAAAACCCCCAAGGAAATAACACCTATGGATCCCGCACCTAGAGAGAACTTAGAAAGCTTGATGAATACCCGTCCTATAACACAGTAGATCACTCCCACTGCCAAGCCTATTAATATTCCCATGTGTACAGTTTTTGCGCCTTTACAACTTAATTGGTTTGAGTGACGCTACGTAGCTACTGTTTTATTACTTACTTAAGTAATCCTAAAGACAGCCTCTTAGGTTTAAAACATCTATGAAGCTTTATCGCTGAATAGCTTTGGCGAAGTTACAACTTTTTTCTTAGAAAGTCAAGTCAGCAATACGCTTTAATGAAACCCCCTAAGCCTCTATGTAACAGCCTTTTAACCAGTATAGAGAGGTGGTTTGTGGATAACTCTGTTCGTAAGTCACCGCAAGAAGCGGCGAAAAATGAGATCGCCAAAAAACTCCTGTGTAATACAGAGTTTGGGGATTCTTATATACGTACTAACGTTGTGTCTTCGAACCCGAAATCAATCTCGTAAACCCCGTAGGCATAATGCAAGGGGGTTTTAGCCAGAACTTTTAGCCTTTAGGCTAACCAAGTCAGTAGCTAACTTCTACGAAGTTAAGAGTTGATTGTAGTTAACTAACTACTAATCAAAGGAATAAGACCGATTGGTTAGAAACAGCTTGAAGCTAAACTACTACGTAGTTCAAGAGGAACCGCTGTCAATCCTCCCCCTAACCTCTTAGGTTAGATAACAACCTTCAATACTGAAGGTTAACTATCTCTTCTTGAAGAGATGCTCAAGAGGCTGAAACTGATGGCTTTCCTCCAACGCATTGAATCCCTAAAGGGATCGTGTCTTGGTAGTCAAGGCGTGAGTATTAGCTTGCTAATACCGTAGGTTGAATGGAGTAGAGATAGAGTATATGAAGAAGGAGTCTTATGACTTCTTCATTTACTCTTTATCTCTTAAGTCGGTTTTGGAAGTCAGCCAACTTAGGAAAATCTAAATCTCTCAACAATGTCGAAGACATTAGAAAACAAATCAGCTATGCTGAAAGACCTCAAGAAAGCTGTAAACAGCTTTGTTTACTCTCCAACGGAGAGCAAGTTGGCAAACTGCCGACTCCAAGTTACTGAACTTGTTCAGTTCCTTCAGTCCATCGAAGTTCCGAAGGAAGAGGCTAAGAAGCCAAAGGCTTCTAAGTCAAAGTCCAAATCCAAGCCGAAGGCTACTAAGAAGCCAAAGGCTTCGAAGTCGGAGTCTATGACTGTAAGTCATAAGGAGATTGCCGATGCTCTTGGCTTAAAAGCCAAGTCTCCAAAGCCGAAGGCTTCTAAGTCTTCGAAGAAGACGGGGCGGAAGGCTGAAATCGAAGCCCTTCTATCTTCTGGTAAGAAGATGAAGAGAGCAGAACGTTCCGTTCTAAACAAGGAGTTGTTTGCTCTGCTTTCAGCAGAGAGACGCTCTTCGAAGAAGAGTAAGTCAAAGGCTGTCCGTCGTCCTAAGAGGACGTCAGAAGCTGGTCTTGAGTTAACTCAAGCTAAGGACGGCATCGGAATTGGCAAAGCCAAAAAGACAAAAGCTGTTGCTCTTGACGGTAGTCAAGCTATGCCCTTCGAGCCTCGTAAGGAAGTCGAGGTAGTCGAACCAAAGGTTCGTAAGAAGGAGTTCATGAAAATGACCCTCTTAGAGGGTGAGACTGTCGAAGAGTGCATGGCTCGACTCCGCTCCGCTCAGATAGAGGCTGCCCGCCTTGAAGCTGAAGCTTTGATTGCTGACACTGCTCCATTCTGATAACGTAGTTATCACTTCATTAGTTATTAAACCCTTTAAATCATAGATTTATGTCAATTTACTCTTTTATCTTCCCCCTTGGGGAATCAGAATTCCGCACTAAAATGTGCTTTCCGTGCTTGTCAGACGCCCAGAGTTGGGCGGCTGGGCAACTCCTCAAAGATGGGAGTGAATGGTGTCTCCTCAAGGAAGTTCCTTCGAGCGACTACGTGTTCGATCCCGTGGAGGAGGCGCATCATGCTGTCCGCTGGACTGCGGATATGCCTCATTACGATACTCTCTTCATCGACTAACTACCCTAAAGGGTATAAAATTAAATTTGGAATAACGAAAAGTTTGTTATATCTTTGCAATCGGCAATTCAGCCAACTTCAAAATCTCAATCCTATGCATAACAGCACAGATACACAGCGCAAAAAAGCGCAAATGGCTTCGGCTCTCTTCAACGATGTTCAACTCCTTGGCTCTGCATTCACTTGCACTGCAAGCTTCGATGCACTCTCCTGCGATGAGCAGATGCGCCTTGAAGACCTCGTAAACTCCTCCTCCAAATGAGAGCGTTACTACTGATGGGTGCCCTTGCGATAGCATCCCTATGTTCGGCTCAATTTGAGGACGATTCCTCCCCTGAAGGGGAAAAGCAAACAATCACTCAAGCGGATGATGACGATGAGTCCGCAGGTTAGGAACTCTGATGAGCCTTAAGTAGGCGAAACACTACATAGTAGTGTCAGTTTCAATTTATTTATTTCTTTATTATGAAAAACTTCTTTTTCATCCTTGCCATCTCAATGGCGTCTGCAACCTTTGGTCAAACCTTCCAAGCAAAAACCATCGGTGGCAATGGTGTAAGCTTCGACACGTCAAGCGGGATCGACGCAGACGAGAACCTTGTGGTTCAGGAAGAACCCTTCAAAGTGTTCAAGACTACCTCTGGTAGTAAGTACATCAAAGCTATCTCCCCTCGAACAGGGGACGAGTATGCGGTGTGGGTAGGCACAGAAACTGAATTCAGTTTCGAAGGACAGCCAGTTTACGAAAGCCGCAATGGTTCGTACTGCATCTACCTGCTTGGGGGAAACAACTTCCCTTACTCTAAATGGCTCGATGTAGTCGAGTAACTTATCACTATCAGCGGCTACCTACCTAAGTACCCATCGCGAGGGGAACAGGGATGGAGGTCAGTGTCGCAGGGTTCGAGTCCCTGAGCCGCTCTAATTTTTTTAATCTATTCAATATGAATACAATGTTCTCAACACACGCTGTTCGCCTTGCCTATGGCAGAACCCTCATGGATGGTGGCTCATCCCTACTCACATCAGACGGATACGACTTTGAAGTCCCTTATAAGGGCTTCATGGTAGGCGGTCTGTCAGGAGAAACCAAAATCCCTTTGGATATCTGCGATGCCAACACGTTCCACACCATCTGGCACAAGTATGCAGTCGAAGTGCGCAAGCTAATCAAGGAATCCAGACTTAGTGGGGTCTCATATGCCGTAGGCACTTGGATTGACAATGACTGCATCGTCTTCGATGTGTCGGAGAAAGTTGCTACCTCTCGTTCTGCCTATGCTTTGTGTGTAGAGCGCAACGAAGATGCCTACTACGATGTAGATGAAAGAAAAAGTGTTTTCATAGAAAAAGATAATGACAATGCAGAAGCCTGAAGAAAAGAAGTTCTATATGCTATGCTCATACAAGGAAGCAGGCAGACCTGTAGGAAATGACGAGCTGCGTGATGCCTTTGATGAGGCTGTTTACGAAGCGGCTTACTTTGAACCTGAGGTTGGCGATGATGGAGAGGTTGACCAACTCGGATACCTCGAAGACTTGGATAACGCTGAAACTAGCGTGGCTGAGTCCATGCTCGACAGGATGAGTCCTAAAATCAAATCAATTTTATTGTCTCATGAAGAAGCCTGAATACAAGCACGATATGACAGACGCTGAATACTCTGTATTCCTCAAGGCTGTCCTCAATCGCTTTACTGCGCAATGCAGAGGCGAGATACCCGTCGATCCCGTAGAGGAGCGACCCAAACCAAACAAGTTTTTAAATCCATTTTTAATGATGTCACAATGAGTGTATGGGATACGATGTATAAGACCTACGGGGATGAAATGAACATGACGAAAGAGCAGTTCTACGAGATGACTATCGACGAGTTAGAGCAAATCTTGTATGCAGATGAGGAGTGGGTCGAGGGCGTTGGATGGGTGAATACGAAAACAGGTAAGAAAATAGAACAATGAAAACAAAGTTTATGAACAAGCGGATAATCCGCAAGGGTACACAGGTAGTGTATCGTGGGGGCTTCGGCTCTGACCCACAGAAAATTGCAGTAGTCACAGGCGTAGAGCGCACGGAATACCCTCGCGAGAAATACGGGGATGAGGTTGAGAGCGTGAACTTGGATGAGCATTACGTACTGACCCTGAACAACGGACACTGGTGTTACTCAGACCAAGTTGATGGAGTGGTTGTAATCCCCTCAGAATCAGCGGCTTAGAAAATAAATTTGGATTAATGGATTCTGTCCCTTATCTTTGTATCGACAACAACGTCAAAATCAAAATCTCAATTACATGAAATGTACACACAACACATTGACCCACTTGCTGGGTGCATGGGACAGACTGGAAGTAATCGGAATCAACCCCGACAATCACAAGTCCATACTCACAAGCACCTTACTGCCTCACCGCAATGAGTTCGGAAAGAGGCAAGTCAAGATAGCTATCGAGTATCGAATCGAAGATGGCTTTGCAAGATGCGCTCCATATATATATGCCTTCCTCGTAATGTACGATCAAAACGGACACCGCAGAAGCGTCATCAAGAATGGCTCATGGGGTTGTCATGGTGAGGATATGATGGAATTCAAGTTGTGGTTTTCAAAAAAGATGCGGTCTGCTCATGATATGCAAGAGGAACGCATCGAGAATGCACAGGACAGAATCACTGACTTCCTGTCATAACAATCAGCTACATCAATTGCCTTGCGAGATGTAGCCAAGACTATAAAAGCGAGGCTGCCCGACACCTTGTGGGTACAACGAATCAAGGTAGGTGAGGGTGTGCAGGTTGAGATGTACACCCTCCCCGCAACATAGCGATGACACGTCCCCTA